TTTTCAAATTTAAAATTTTCGTCAAAATATTCTGCAAGGATATCTTGAAGTTCTTTTTTCTTCTTAAGACATTCATTGTGTTCATCATCGTCTTCACTTGGTGCTAAATCACCTAACACATCACTGAAAATACCCTCCATATCTTTTAATACTGGGTATATGTAATCATATTCAGGTTCTTCGTCATAATCGGTTGGGATATTGTATTCATCAATATATAGATTAATAACATCCTCAACATATTCATGTCGATAACCTTCACCAATTGTACTAATATTTTTTCTTAATATGAATAAGATGAAATAAACTTTAGAAACTTTTACAGTTTTATTTCCACCGCTATAACCATCAAAATCAATGTATTTTTTAATATCGGCGATTTCAGAACGATATGCATTTTCTAATTCGGTTGATGTTGCGTCGGAATATACGTCAACATATTTTTCAAAAACCTTATCACTATCTAGAATATGTTTAGAATACCAGTGCAAAAATAACTCTTTAGTTTTTGCGGTTTTACCAAACCACTTAACCATTAAATCTTTTTCTTGATCATAATATTCCCCCAACATTTCTTTTATGGCTTCGGTGGAATATTCTCTATCATAAAAGGCGTTATCTTTTACATTTTCATATGAATATTCAACTGCACGTTCATATGAATTAATTAAATCCTCGACCTTATTTAATTCACCGCCTGGGGTTTTTAAATCAAATTCAATGTGTTCATTTGTAATAATTAAATCATCAAGTGAATCGTCATTTATAATGCCAATAAATTCTGGTCTTTCGCGCCATGTGGAAGGTGTTTTAACGATTAATTGTGCTAACCGATTGGCGTCGCTTGGCGTGTCAATGCTAACATCAATATATTTTGAAATTAATAAATTTGTTTTATTACCATTTAAAACAAATGATTTAGCAATAGCATCATCGAATTGTCTTATTGTTGCATTTTCATTGTATAATGCAGGGAAAAAGAAACTTTCAATTTCTTGATTCTTATCTAAGAAAGATGCGGTATCAATTCTTCTATCTGCGGGGTCCATGAATTGTTTGCTCTCAAAATGAAATTGGTACTTATCACTTTCATCCTTTTTATTTATTATAATGTAAAGTAATCCCTTTCTATTATGTGATTTAAAATGAGATGATCTATCTTTGTATGATGGGTTTAACGAGAATTCACCCCAAGTGGTACACCATTGAGTGTTAACGCCAATGTACGCCGCGGCTTTTTCTGTTTTAGGTATGTAGATTAACCAATTTTCTCCGTTAAGGACAAACTCATATTCTTCTTTAGTCAATAATTCCAATATGGTATTTAATGGTTGACTTGCATTAGCTATTTTATGTTTGATTGCGTTGTATAAATCACCTAAACTATTAATCGTTGTGTCAACAATCGGGATTTGATGATTGTATGCGTAATTTAAATATTCAGTTGCCTTTGGGTAATCTTCACTTTTTAATTGATTTAACTTATGAAGTTTCAATAACACTTTTGCGTACTTACCTATTCTAGTTATTTTATCAAAACTAGTTTGCGTTTTTGGATCTAACGTAACAACCCTATAAAAGGTTGTTGGATCAATATCTGAATAATATTTTATATATATTTCATCAGGTGTTGCTTCGTTTAATAATCCATTAATTATTTCTCTAAATTTCATTTAATCTATCAATTAATATTTCGTTAAACAAATTATCATCAACATCTGGTGTGAATCTTTCATCGGGATCAAACTTTGGTTTTTCAATATCACCATTAGAAATCAATTCATCGAATGTACATGAAAAATCACCCTCACACCTTTCTAATGCTTCTTCATAAGTATCCCATGTTGTATGTTCGATAACCATTTCCTCTAAGTCAATATCAATGTTGATATTGTTTTCACCCCACCCACTAACAATACCCAATTCAGATGCTGCATCTTTTAACTCATTGTATAAATAACTTGCGTATGAATCAGATTCACAATCACTTAGCGCGCTTCTTATGGCTGATTGTATTTCACCATTTCTATCCACCTCTTCTATGGCTTGAACTAAATCAATATTATCATCTAATTCAATACCGTCTTTTTCAGCCCACTCTTTAATCATTGCCCATAACCTATCCTCAGTATTCTTGTTGGTGTGGTATTTTATACCAGTTTCCCAATCACCATCATATGAATTATTACCCCATAACTCCCAAGTATCACCATCAAGAATGGCATCAAACATATAGTATTTTTTTGTTTGACCAGTTTGTTCATTTTTAAATTGACGGATTACATAGTCACCATCCACGTATCTATCCAAATCGTATCTATCGAATGTTAATGTAAAATTCATTTCTGGTTTTTCAATGATTTTGTTTTGCCATAGAAAACGACGTTCACCAAACCCTTCAAATAAAATAGGTTTTTGTTCATACAACGATTTAACTTCATCTAGTGTTAAATCACCAATTTTAAAATCATTTGCAGATTGATATTCCGAACCAAAACCTTCAACGTATTCTGTTAATAGGAATGGTATAATAAATTGATGATACTCTGTTTTAGGTTTTGAATTTTTAGGTCCTTTTAGTTGGTACATTTTTTTATCTTCAATACCAACAGCTGCAGTTAGGTGACTTTTGTTTAATGTGTACTTGTCATTTAGACGCTTAGTTTCCCTAAGTGAGAATATGTTATTACTATTATTAGTTCTACCACAATGACCCATTCTATCACATTCTTCTGGTGAATAGTTTGTGTCTAAATTAACCCAATAAAGACCAATACCGTCTTTTCTAAAATCTATTATAATTTCACTTTCCTCAATATAATTCAATTGTCCTTCACCAACACCTAAACTGTCGTGCCAATCTTTAGATAAACGATATAACCCCACAAATGGTTGATTCTCATACTCTTTGACATTACCGTTTAAACCAACCCTAACCCAGTCCATTATTGAGGTAATCTCATTTTTTTTGTGACCAACTAATTTAAATAAATTTTCAACCGCATCTTTTTTAGTATGAATTGGTCGTCCGACTTCCCCTTCCCAACTTTTATATATCGCCATTTGAGCTTCTATAAGTTTATTGGCCATAAAAACAGCTAAAGGTCCACATAGAGATACTAGTTCATCCGCAGCACTTTCCTCAACCCCTAATTTATTCATTAGCACGTCTTTTTTGCTCGCTTCAACTAAAATGGTCTGAACTAGGGATTTAAATTTCATATTTCTTTACTAATATACCAAAAAATGGTAACATTCTTAAGTTATAAATATTTATAGAAACAATATTATACAGGATATATGAAAAAAATAGTAATTACCGAGGAACAAGCAAAGAAACTAGTTGGTTTAATCATTAACGAACAAAATGTTGCAGACCCAAATAGTGCAGATAATACTAAAGAACGTCGTTATTCTTTTAACGGATATAATGGCTCACTTGGTGTGCTTTATAAGAATGGTCAACCTTACGTTATTAATCCTGAAACTAAGGAATTAGAGGAATTGGTAAGGTTGAGTGAGATTAAAATTATCATAAAAAATAAAAAACCAGTACCTGATGATAATACAAGATTTGGAATTGAATTGGCTGAGTACTTAACTGAACTAGGGTTTAATTATCAAAAGTATGGTGGTTTGGGTTTTTATGTTGTTTGTTGGGATGATATTAAATATAATTTACCATATTTTATGAAAATAAACGTATTACCTTCTGATGGTATGCCATTTAAACTTGATGAATTACAAATGGTTAGCGAAAAAAATGGTTCAGAAATTATTGCTGGAAAAACTAGAAGTGAGAACTATGCAATTTCGGGTCAATTTATATTAGATGGAGATTATGTTCCGTCTGAAGATGATGGAGGTAATAAGGTAACGAGATATTATTTCTGCGTTCAAACAGAAGGTGGTAAAAATACGGTCGTATCAGCAGAATATGAACCAAACGAAAAAGTTAACGTAGAGGATTTTGTAGGGGCTAAAGACCCAACACACAATGAGGTTATTAAATCTGGAACTGGTCCATACAAGACAGCCGCCGAAGCAAGACAAAACTGTAATAAAAAACCAATACCTAAGTTACCAGAAGTTATTCCATTTGGTGAATATTTCCCGAACAACGTTTCAACAATTAAAGTACCGACAAGCTCTGAGTTTGTTAAGAAATTAAGTGAATTCTTTAATGCTGGTGGTACTTTGAAGAAAATCACAATTAAGGCGTCAGCGTCAAAAGTACCAGCCGGATCTGTTGAGAACGACAAGAACAGCGGTTTGTGGCGTGACAATAAGAATTACGATACCGCAGCTGTTGGTAATAACGATGATAAAACTGGTAACCTACAATTAACAAAAGCTAGAGCTTATAACTTATATCTTGAATTATTAAACATGTTCCCACAATTAAAAAGCGTACCACACGAATTAATTGCTTTAGGTTCTATCGGAGATGAATGGAAACCTGGAATGGATCCAAATTCAGCAAATTACTCAAACTACAGAAAGGTTGATTTGATTTTAGATAAATAATCAATCCTTAACATAATAATAAAAACTAACCCTATCGTCGCTTTTAAAACAAGTAATGTATAGGGTTGTTTTTTTTGTAAATGTTTCCTTTCCACATTTTAAACCTTCAATAACATTTCCCTTTACACTTTCAATGAAATAGGTTGTATGTGGCGTTTTCTTGATATCTTTTATATACCCATCAAACCCAACATTATTACAATTCATTGTGTCAATACCCAACTTTTTTAAGCCACCCAAGAAAAGTGCTTTGTCAGTATTTGTTAAATGATGGTAAAAATCTTCTCGTCCAAAATCAGAACCAAAAGATGTGTTGGCGGGTGCTATCCAAGTTTGCGAAAATGCAACAGATACGAAGAACACCGTAGATAATAACATTAATGTTTTTTTCATTTTTTATGGTTTAGACAGCGAAAATAGGATATTTTATTGAAATCAAAAATTAAATTTTATTTTATATTTATTAGTATGAAATTAATTTCAATTATTGAGGCGATGATTAGGGAGTACGCCCCAAAATTATACCATTTCACTACGGAAGCTAACGCATTGAAAATCATGGAAATGGATGAAATGCTGGCTGGTGAAAAGAATGAATATTATTTACAATTAGATAAACGACTAGGTGCCTCTAAATCAAGAAACGCGATATCTTTAACTAGAGATAAGTTATTGAATACCAAAGGGTTAAACTTGGCTAATAAGCCACAGGATGAGGACCCTGACGCCTGGGGTGACAATTTAAATGTGATATTTGTCTTGAATTCGGATAAATTAAAATCCAAATATAAAATTGAACCATTTAATTACGATGCTTTAGACAAGTATCATGGAATCCCTATAACAAAGAATAAGGAATTTGAAGAAAGGGTAATGACGGATAGAATTCCAAATTTACATAGATATATTATTAATGTGGAGTATCGTGGTAATAACCCTAAAATGATTAAAGCAATTGACCAATATGAAGAATCAATCAAAAGAAAAAAAGAAGAAACTCAAAAAAATATCCAACGCTTCTAGAAAACAAAACCAAAAAAGAGGTTTACATGGCAAGAAGTCGTAATATTTATTTAAGAATAATAAACAAAAAAAAATATAAAATATGTTATTAAAAATAGGATCTGAAGGAGAAGATGTTAAAAAACTCCAGGTTAAATTGGGTGTTGACCCAATAGGTAAGTTTGGACCAAAAACCGATATTGCTGTAAAGGCGTGGCAATCGGCGAATGGTTTAACGGCAGACGGAATTGTTGGGGCTGCTACATGGGCTAAAATGTTCAATGAGGGTGTTGTTTCTGCACCAACAGTAATAACCGAACCAGCGCCAGTTAAGAGTGTTGGTGGGTTAAAATTAGAAAAATTAAAAGGTCATATTCCAGATAGTGTCATCTCTATGATTCCTGATACCGCGGCTAAGTTTCAAATAGACACCCCGTTAAGGTTAGCCCATTTCTTGGCACAATGTGGACATGAGAGTGGTGGATTTAGATTAACAAAAGAAAATTTAAACTATTCAGCTAAAGGATTGAATGGTACATTTAAGAAATATTTTCCAACACTTGAATCCGCAATTCCTTATGAGAGAAAACCTGATAAAATTGCGAATAAAGTATATGGTGGAAGAATGGGTAATGGACCTGAATCGTCAGGAGAAGGCGCAAAGTTTTGTGGACGTGGTTATATTCAATTAACAGGAAAAGAAAACTACACCGCATTTGGTAAATCAATAAACGAAGATATATTATCTAATCCAGATAAAGTTGCATCAAATTATGCGTTATTATCCGCCGCTTGGTTCTTCAGTAAAAACGGATTACATAAAATAGCTGATGAGGGCTCAAGTGATATTGTAGTAACTAAAATCACTAAAAGAGTAAATGGTGGAACAATTGGACTACCTGATCGTATCAAACACTTTAAAGAATATTATTCTTTACTAGCATAAAAAATGGGGGTTAATCGCCCCCATTTTCATTTTCTATTAATTTTTTTGCTGTATCTAGTGGTATTATTTTAAAATATTGTTTAGGATTTTTCATGTTAAAATCCCCCACAGTAATGAAACCATTACCTTCATCATCCTTGTAATGTCTCATTATTAAGTAATCATCATCAATTGTGACAAACTCGGTATATACACTATCATAATCCATTTTATATTTAATTGGTTTCACCAATTCAATTGTTTCTAAATTAACTAAACCGTACATCTTTTTTCTAACAGCCAAAGCGATAGTATCATTAGAATCTTCTAGGTAAGCCACTATTTGAGTATCACCAAAAATATAATTAAATTTAATTTCTCTATTTTTATCAAACAACATTTTCAATTCTTCAGGTGTTAAATCCTCTAATTGAAAATTATCTTCTGGTTTATAAACACCTTGAAGTGTTAACCCTTTAACTGAATATTTTTTGTTTAATAAAAAGTCGATAATATATTGACGATATATTTGTTTGGGTTTACTATTTCTTTTACCATGTACTTCACTAACAATACCTTCAGGAGTTCTAGCTAAGGTAACATATGATTCACCGTCACCATTAGGGTGTATTTTTCTTAATGAGAATAACGTTGTACCATATTTTGATCCGCAGTGACCCATTCTCGTTTTTTCTTCTTCAGATGTGGAAGCATTTAAGTTTGCCCAATAAAACCCAACACCATCAACTCGATAGTCAATCACTATCTCATTTTTTTCTTGATAGTTCTCGCTTTTTTTAGATTCTAAACTATCGTGCCATTCTTCAGCTTGGTTAAGTGCCTCTTGATATGATAAAGTTTTAAAATTTAAATTTTGTGCGTTTGCAACGTTTCTTAACCATTCAAAAATATAAACATACCTTGGTTTATAAACATTTAACCATGGGGCATAACCGTGCAAAGCCATACGGTTTAATTTAGCAACAATATCTTCTTTCTTTTTAGTTGGTTGTTTCGTTATTAAATCGTTTATAAAACTATTAGCAATCCATATAGATAACTTTTCATTAACAGACACGAACTCTTCAGCCCATTGACTTGAAAACCCAAAAACCTTTTGTATTGTCTCGTGTTTTTGTGCTTCAACTAAAACATCCGTTAAAATGGACTTAAACCTCATTGTAATTTTTATATATAAATATTCAAGATAAAATAAAAGCCCCAAATTAATTAATAAAATGGGGCTTGGTTTATATATATGCTTGACTAATTTCATTAACCAAAAAGCTCTCGTTCTTGTTTATACTCTTGTAGTAAATTTAACGCTGTGGCTAAATGTCGCTCCATTAAAGCAATTTTTAACGACGTTTCAATACCAGATGTACTTGGCGCCGAAACATTAACGGATTTTAGGTTTTTTCGTAAGATGGTCTCCTTTTTAACCGCTTTTATCAATTTCTTCTGATAAGATTTTTTAGCGTTTAATTTGGTACATTCTTTACAATAGGTACTTAATCCATCCCCATTAGCTTTATTCTTATAAAACTCCTTTTGGGTTTTTGGGTCTTTACACCCTGCACATTGTTTTTCTTCGATATTCGCCATAGTTATTTATTTATGGATGCAAAGATAAATTATAAAATCATAAAAAAAAACTTTTCATCAAAAAAAGTAAAGTAGATTGATAATCAATTAGTTATGAGTAAAAAGGAACTGGTGTTAAAAAAGGGTTATTATGAAATCAATAAAATAACCGAAAAAGCAGTTATAAAATATGAAGTTGATAGCGGTCAATATCTGTTTGTTGAGCGATTTAAGAAGTATATTGTAAACCCATACCGAGATAAGAAAACCTTCAAAACACTAGAAAAAGCAAAAGAATACGTTGGTTTAAAACTAATAAAACAAAAAAAGAGGAAAGAGGATATACTAAAAACCTTACCAAAATCATTGTATTTGGTGCTAATAAAAGAAGTCGCTTCTGGTAAAACATTTGTTAAGGTTGGGATTACCTCAAAGAGATTTATTATGCGCAGGTTTAGTAAAGCATACGGGTACGATGGATATATTTTAGAATCAATATTAAGGCGAGTTGACACCCCTGACGCTGAAAAATATGAAACAGAAATTAAAGAGTTGTTAAATAAAAAAAGGTCTGTAAAAAAATACAGACCTCTTATGGAATCTTTTTCTGGTTATTCTGAATGTTTTGATTACACTGGGTTAGATGATATAATTAAAATTTTTGATAAAATATCATCTACTTGCTAGCGCAGTCATCACCACAATTTGGTTCCCAACCAAATAAACTTAAGAAGCTATCAAACAAATCGCGACCCAAATAACCCATTCTAACTAATTTATTTGTAGAGCAACACCCAACCATACCATCAACATTTAATCCGTTATTTTTTTGGAATATCTTCAACGCAGCAGATGATTTTTCTTTCCAAGCCCCGTCAGCACTAATGATAATAACTGGTGCGTTAGGACTTAATTTAAATTCATAATCAGACCAAACACCTCTAATATTCTTTGCTTTAAAATATTTGTTCAATGCTTGTTGAATCCAGTGCATATCTTCTGGTGAATCGGTACCGCTAAATTGTTCGTTGATTAACTGGTCAATTACTCTTTTAACCTGTGATTCGGTTAATACATATTTTTTCATATATTACTTTGTTTTTGTTGTTGTTCTAGGTGTTCTAGGTTTTCTTTTATTAGCTGCTAAGTCGTCGGTTTCTTTTTGAAAAAAATCAACTTTAACTCTCAATTCTGAAACCTCACTAGTAAGTTTTAAGATTTCTTGTCTCATCTCGTCTTTTTCTTTAGATGATCTTTCTAATAAGACCTCTAATTTAACAATACGCTCTCGACATTCGTCTTTCATGAAATTTTCAGATTTCTCTTTATTTATGGCTCTCTTTTCATAAAAACGCCAAGCACCAGTTGAACCCAAAACCGTTAATGCTGTTATTAAAACTGTATAAATCGATACGCTATCCATGTGTTATATAAATACAACGTTTATAATAAAAAAAATTGAGGTGTATTTCTTAAAATCCCGTTTTTTTAGTATATTAGAGGTATGAGCATAATCGTTAATTTTTTTGGGGGACCAGGTATTGGTAAATCTACACAATCGGCCGGTTTGTTTACCGAGATGAAAAAAAATCATATGGATGTTGAATTGACATATGAATTTCCTAAAATTATGGCTTGGGAGGAAAACTACTCGGCGGTCAAGGATCAGTTCTACATTACAGCTAATCAACATAGAAACATCAGTCGTTTATATGGTAAAGTAAAATATATCATAGTTGACTCCCCAATTATTCTTGGAACCGTGTATAAAGAAAGATACAATGACACACCTGAATATCCTGGAATGTTTTACGATGACACCTTCGACTTATTCATTCTAAACCTTTTTAAAAAATACAATAGTTTAAATGTTTTACTGAAAAGAGATGACGAATCTTATGATGGTAATGGTAGATTTCAAAATCTAAATGAATCTAAAGAAATTGACGAGGAGATTAAGAATAAATTAATAACCAATAATATTCCTTTTATTGAATTTGCTATTAGTGACAATACTCCTATGGAGATATTTAACTATATAAAGCAAAACAATTTATGAGAAAATTTTTATTATTTATTACATTATTTCTATTCACATTAACAGTTAACGGTCAAGACGTTGTTAAATTAACACATAAAGCATTTACCGCACATTATAGTAAATCTAAACATTATCCAGTAATGGTAGAGTGGTGGATTACCAAAGCAGGGTTAACGTGCGCTGTTAAAGTTAAACGTGGAGACAAGTTTATTCCTGACCCAAAGTTACCTTCTGAGACAAGTTTACAGGCGGATTATACCGGCTCTGGCTTTGATCGTGGACATAATTTCCCAGCGGCTGATGCGTCTTGTGACAAAGTGGCAAACGAAGAATCTTTCTTCTTTAGTAATATGACAGCTCAGTACCCAGCATTAAATAGAGGTGATTGGAAGGAATTAGAGATGTGGTCACGTGAAATCGCTATCAAAGAAGATTCAGTTCACATTTGGGCTGGTTCAATTGGTGTTGCAAAGCGTATAGGGACAACAGCGGTTCCAATACAGTGCTGGAAGGTTGTGTACGCTAAAAAATCAAATGAGTGGATGGCGTTTATTTTTGATAACAACACAGCCAAAGCAGATGGTTTGAATAATAATAAAGTTGAACTTGCTGATATTGAGAAACTTACGGGTTTTAAATTTAAATAACCTAAATGATACCTAGAGATTTTGTAAAATATCAAGATAGATTATATTGGACATATCGTAAAGTAAATCAAGGACAAGTTATTGAGGAACGTATTCAGGATTTAAAAGAATTCTGGTATTGTGATATTGTGTTAAAACAAAAAACCCCACAAGGTGAGGTTTTTTTATTTCTAAGGGAAATAAGTGATGCTGAGGTTATTTGCTAAATTTAGATTTTAATCTATCCATCATTGAACCAACACTTTTAATACCAGATAAAACACCTGATAACGATGGCGCGGCTTTTCCGCTTTCTTTAACTTCTTTCTTACTAACTTCGATTGATGGACTAACGGTCTTAATTGATGAATGAGCGGCTTTTAATTTATCAAACACCTCTCTTAATCTAATTGATACTTTAGGTAGAAATTCCTCTAATACCGCGGTATACCTAACTGTTTCACTTTGGCTACCTGATCTTGTAACGGATACAATAAATTTCTTAGTTTCAATTGTTTTTTCACCAGTCGCTTTTAATTCCTCCATAATTTCAGTAACTTTTTCTTTACTTGCTTTGTATTTTGGGTCATTTTCAAGGGCTTTTACTTGCGCTTTCAATTTAGTTAATTGCTCATGAATTGCTGAGAATTCATCTAAATGTTTAGCAACACTACCTTTGGCTTCTTTAGCTTCGATTAGGTTTTTTAATTCTCTTTTGATTAAATCTTCTAGTAACATGATTTTAGTATTTTATAATAAATATCGTCTTATATATCTAACGCAACGATTTGTGTATTTTTGTTCGTTTATCCTGGCTTCTTGTTCAAATGGATGACTTTGGTAGTCATAATACTCCATAAACATAAAATAACCTTTATTTGATTGTAAATAATGGGTGTATTCGTGAATTACCGTTGAAACAATATCTTTGACCGTAAGACAATTCTCATGATATATTATTATCTTATTCTTTTCTGCGTCGTAAGACCCAAAATTATCTTTATCCTGTTTGATTAATGAGAGTTTGATTGGCTTTTTCTTTCTCAGGTTTGTACCCAAAAATTTTTTACACCATTTGAAGGTCTGTTGTGCATACCACTTCTTAGATTCGATATCCATTACTCGGCGTGCCATTATTCACTTTTTCTCTCTTTTTTTATTTCTTTTTTTACCCTTTTAGTTGGTTTAGTGATATCATTAATAGAATCAAAGTTATTTGATATGTCCTTTAATATACCAGCAAATTCATAGTTCTCAATTTCCTCATTTTTTTTCCATAATGCAACAATAAACGCCCCTAATTCGTCATCGCTTAATTTAACATGAAAAGCGGTGGAAGATTTTATGAGTTTAAAAACCGCATAAAGAACCGCCGTCCGCTTTTCGTTAGGTAACCCAAAATAATGTTCAACTGAAATATTACCAAGAACATGGTCTGAAACTTCAATTAAAAACCTAATTATTGATGGGTGATTCGTATTTAAATTCATTTGGGAATACGTTTAAGATAAATACCCCAAACCTTGTTTTTTACTTAGCCCATTTTCCTCTAATAACAATTTGTGCAATAATGTTATATACAGATAAATCTTGATACGTATCTTCAATTGCTTCACCAACAGTATCTGGTTTACCTAATAAAACTAATTGTTTTAAACGTTGAACCTTATCGTTCATTCTGAACCAAAGTCCAGTTTGTGATAATTTAACTTCCTCTGGGGTTTCCAATCTTGTACCAACAGATATGTTATCTGGGCCGTAATTTAACTGTTTTCTACAAAAAATCTCATACTGTTCTTTTAAGATTTTTTTGAACTCTGCGGTGGTTTCTGGGTACTTTTCTTCGCATTGTTTAATGACTGATGGTTTTTCTTCTGACATATATTTGTATTTTTAACTAAAATAAACAAAAAAAAGGAAAATACCAAATATTTATAATAAATCAAGATTTAAAATGGCTTCCAAAAAATATCAAGAAATGCAGAAAAACCGAAAAGATAATATCGGTTCGGACAAACCAAAGCACAAGCAATTAATCCAAATGTTATCATTTAGAGTCGTTCCGGCGTATTTTAAGGAAATTGAGAAGGTTGCAGATAAGAAAGATGTGACAGTGTCTAAGTTAATTAGAGGTTACATTAAAGAGGGTATGAAAAGAGATAAAGAACTTTCAGATCAAGAATACAAAGATTTTAACATCGAATAGTTAAAATATGCACAATAGAATAGTTAAAATATGCACAATATAATTAGCGAAGAAAAAATCAAGGAAATCCTATCTAAGATACTAAATGAGGAAAAAGTGTCTAGACAGGAATATAACCGTGTACAATTTAAATTAGATGATCTTAGTAGTTCGTTAAATGAAACTATTAAAGAATTGAGAAAAGTTGAGGATTCACTACCAACGGGGCTAAAGGGTTCTATTGGTGGTAAGTTATCCACATTAATGGGTACTTTAACAACCTCACAAAAAACAATATCATCAGTTAAAGAAAAAGTTAAAACCTTAAAAAGAGGGGCTTTTGCTCAACAAGTTGATGAAAAGAAAAACAAGAACTAGTTAGTTTTTCCACTTAAAGTATTAATTTCTCCCATCGCTTCTATGTCTTTAACTTGTTTACCAAGTTCAGTTAAAAAAAACACTTCTTCTGTGTTTTCGTCTTCATAAGAAGTGATTAATCCTTTCTTTTGTAATTCACGAAGCACGTTTTCAGCTATAATCATTTGGAGCATACCCACAAATTCACCACTTACGAATAAATCCTCATTCTCTAGTTCACCATTTATGAACTTTTCGGTTAATTTATCCGAAATCGTTTTAATAGCGAAACTAATATCCATTATTTCATTATCCTTAAAAAAATTTGAATATATTAATTCATCTATTATTACATTCGCTTTTTCAATTACAATTGGTTGATACGTAATTTTTGACATTCATCTATTTTTTAACAATATAAGTAAAAAAAAGCATAATGAAAAGGGTTCAAAAATAAGAATTATTTACTTATATTAGTCAAAAGAAAAAATATGGCTAATTCAAAGATTTTCATTCAAATTGCGTCGTATCGAGATCCTCAATTAATTCCAACAATTGAGAATTGTATCGCAAATGCAAAGTACCCTAAAAATTTAGTTTTCTCAATTGCTTGGCAACATTCAAAAGATGATGCCTGGGACGATTTATCTCTTTATAAGAAAGATAAACGTTTTAAGATAGTAGATATCAATTATGAAGATTCTAGAGGCGCTTGTTGGGCTAGGAATCAGTTACAACAACAATATAACGGTGAACAATACACATTACAGTTAGATTCACATCATAGATTTATTAAGGATTGGGACGTTGAGTTGATTTCAATGTATAAGCAACTGCAAGCTATGGGACACGCAAAACCATTGCTTACTGGTTATGTGTCATCTTTTAATCCAGAAAAAGATCCAGAAGAAAGACATGCGATTCCTTGGAAAATGGACTTTGATAGATTTATCCCTGAAGGTGCTATCTTCTTTTTACCAGCATCTATCGATAATTACAAAGAATTAACCGCGCCAGTACCATCTAGATTTTATTCAGCGCACTTCGCGTTTACTACTGGTGATTTCGTTAAAGAAGTTCCACATGACCCAAATTATTATTTTCATGGTGAGGAAATTTCAATTGCTGTTAGGGCGTATACTTGGGGATATGATTTATTTCACCCACACAAAGTAGTTGTTTGGCATGAATACACTAGAAAGGGTAGAAAAAAACAATGGGATGATGATAGAGCATGGGTAACTAAGAATGTCGAATCACACAAAAGAAATAGAAAGTTATTTGAGATGGACGGTGAAGTGAGAGATATTGATTTTGGTGTTTATGACTTTGGTTCGGTTAGAACGCTTGAAGATTACGAAAGATATGCTGGTATTTCATTTAAAAAGAGGGCAATACAACAACATACCTTAGATAGAAACTACGCACCTAACCCAATTATTGATGACCCTAAAGAGTACGAAGAATCGTTTTTAAGTATATTTAAACATTGTATAGATGTGTTCCCAACTCAAGTACCTTTTGAGGATTATGACTTCTGGGTAGTTGCGTTTGAAAACAGTAAGGGTGAAACCATTTTTAGACAAGATGCGGATAAAAATGAAATTGCTAGATTAAAAAATGACCCAGATGGTTATTATAAAGTATGGAGAACATTTAACATAAAAGAAAAACCTGTAAAATGGGTAATCTGGCCACATTCAGAATCTAAGGATTGGTGTGATAGATTCGAGGGTAATTTGTAATAACATGGTAATAGGTAACGGAGCAATCGCAAAATCATTTATGGGGTTAAACCATAATGATTTATGCGTATTTGCATCCGGTGTTTCAAATTCAAAAGAAGAAAATAAAGAATCTTACGATAGAGAATTTGATTTATTAGAAAAAACAATCCGCGAAAATAACGATAAAAAAATAATTTACTTTAGCACAAGTAGCGTTGACACAAAACCAGTTTCCAGCTACATAAAACATAAAATTAGATTAGAACACTATATCGAATTTAATTGCAAAGATTTTTTAATTCTAAGATTACCAAACATCGTTAGTGGGTCGGAAAACAAACATCAGTTGATTGGTTATTTTTATGATTGTTTAATTAACGGTAAGCCAATTAAAATAGTATCACACTATGAGAGAAATTTAATAGATGTTTGCGATATTCCAAAAATAGTTGACCTATTATTAAAAACCCCAATTAAAAAAATAACTGTTGGTTTTTTAAATCAATTAACAATTAAAGAAATTGTTTTGATTTTAGAAGAAATTACAAATAAATCATTTATTGATATTGAGGAGATTGGTGGTGTTAGTGAAAAAAAATTAAACAATGAGTTGTTTTTGAAACTAATTAACGAAAATGATTTTAACGTAGACCCATTTCAAATAATAAAAAAATACTATTACCATGAAGATATTAGTTCTAGCGTTCACATCTAAAATTTATAAAAGTGAACCACTTTATACTGGAACCCCAGGTGTTTACACTGATAGGGCGGATTTAACTAGAAAATTGTCTTGCATGGATACTTGGGTCCCGAGAGTTGAGGATTTAGGTCACGAAGTAATTTTTTTTGATGGGGGAAACGAATCAGTGTCATATGATGAAAAAAACAAATTATTACATTTAACCTCTTCAGATTCATACGATTATCATTATTTGGCTAATGAGAAAAAACCTTCATTTATGTTAATGCGTTTACAGGAAGCTGTTGCATGGGCGTTAACACACAAAGATTTTGATTACGTTTTAAGGATTGATGACGGTTCTTATGTTAATGCGTATGCACTACCAGAAATCACAAATGAAATTAACAAATACGATATTGTGTGGAGTGGTTATGGTGGAGGTGGTGGTATCTTTTTTAGTAGGAAAGCGTGTGAAGAGTTAATAAAAATTGAAAACACAGAACATCATTTAGAAGACATGGCTATTTTCAATTCAAGTTTATTTTCTGGTGATTTCACGAAAAGAACATCAAACAGAATGTCGTCAACATATTTTGTTGGTGAGCAGTTTGCTACAATCCATTACACAACTGGAAAAAGAATGTACCTAGTGGATTATATAATGAGTTCATACTATAACAGTATGCCACTAGAACGTAAGGTTATTGTAAACTATCCAATATTATCAACCACACCATTAAAAACAAATACAATTGATTGTACCAATTCAAATACCCCATTATGGTATGGTTTGGATAGAGACAAATATAACTGGGAATATTATGGGGCGTATACTAGATCCTCACCAATGGTGATACCGAACAGTTCAGAACAAATACCATTTGCCACTCATTCAGTGAAAAATTTATTTTTATACAACATGATTTACGATGTGACGCCACAGCTAGAACAATGTATCATGAAATATTTTAAATCAATACAAATAGGTGGCACAATGAATATATTCTATAGTGAAAAACATAATAATTTGACAAATAGAATATGTGACATTTTATCAGCAAATGGGGTTGGATATCGAAAAGAAAATAACACATTAATAAGTGATTTAATAAAAACTGAATACGTCTCAGGAAATGAAAGTGGCGTAGTGATAACAATTAAAAAATGAAAATAGTAATAGCACAATATTATACAAAAAATTTAACTCACGGAGTTTATGCTGAAGCGATAAATAGAAAATATGCTGAAGAAAATGGTTATGTATATTATGTTGATACCGATAATGATAAAATAGTACAAAAATTAAATGGTAGAGCGCCAACATGGTACAAGTCACATTTAATTTTAGATGTCTTTAAAGAACATAATCCAGATTATGTGTTATTTCTAGATACGGACGCAATTATATCTGACACTAATGGTAGGGTTGAACAGTTCATTGATGAAAACTATAATTTCATAGCGGCTAGAGATAATAGTGAGCATAGTTTAATGAACGCTGGTGTGTTCTTAATAAAAAATTGTGAGTGGTCGGTTAATTTTTTAAACGCTTGGTGGGATTTGGGTGCAACGGTTAAACCGTCTGAATCTAGAAATATACCAATTTCAGATCACGATATGGAAAGTGAGGGGTATTTCTTAAATCGCTTATGGATGGACCAAACATTATTAACAATAATGTATGAGAAATATGAAGAGTATAGAAATTATATGGGTATCATTTCAAATAGGTCATTTAATTGGATGAAATATGATGACAATAATTTTATTTTTCACGCATATGCGTATGGTGCCGTTAAAAATCGGACAATTGATTTAATACACAATGAAATTTTTAATATTATGATTGAAATAGATAAAACAAGTTTAGCTGAATGGGCTACATTATATCATACTGATAAACACCATTCACATGGTTTTTTTGATGGAGTATATCAAGATTTATTCTTACCGTTAAAAGATACAACAAATAAATTTGTGGAGCTTGGAGTGCACGAAGGTGGATCAATTAATATTTGGAAAAACTTTTTTGAAAATTCACAAATCATTGGTTTGGACTGTTCATTCACATCTAGTAATATTAGAGACATGGATAGAATATCGTTAGTTAAAGTTAATTCCGCAATTAAAGAAGAATTGGAAGGTTTTGCCAATCAACATACTGATATTGATGTGTTTATGGATGATGGCTCACATATCATGAGAGACCAACAAATAACATTAGGTGTCTTATTTAAATCCATAAAATCAGGTGGTATTTTTATATTAGAAGATTTACACACCAGTGTTAGCGTTAAAGAAAATAATGAATCAATATGGGGTAAAAAAAATGAAACAATAACATTAGATATGTTAGAGCGTTTCAATGAAACAGGTAAAATTGAATCTGATTTTTTAACCGATGACGAAGCGCGTTACTTAGAGGAAAATATTAAAGAATGTAAAATTTATAAACTTAAAGCAGATTGGAGCTATACGTCTGTTATTATTAAAAAATAAAAACATGAATAGAAGTGTTACTATTGTTACAGGATTATGGGATTTAGGAAGGGGACAACTTGATGGTTGGGCTAAGAGAGATTTCCAACAGTATAAAACAAAATTTTTTGAATTATTAGAAACAGATGCCAATATGGTTATCTGGATACCAAAAGATTTAGAAGAAGATGTCTGGAAAATTAGAAAAAAAGAAAATACGCGAGTTTATATAAAAGAAGTAGAAGATTTTAAAACTTGGTTTCCATTTTTTGATGAATTACAAAAAATCAGAACAAACGAAGAGTGGAAAAATTTTGCTGGATGGTTACCAGAATCACCACAAGCGGCATTGGAGTTTTATAACCCAATGATGATGACAAAAATGTTCATGTTAAATGACACAACAATATTTGACCCATTTGCATCTGATTATTTCTTTTGGATTGATGGTGGTTTAACATCAACAGTACCTAAAGGATATTTCACAAAAGATAATGTGTTAGATAATTTAGATTACTATTGTGAGTTAAATGAAAAGTTTGTTCACATAACATACCCGTATACTGCAAACGACGAAATACATGGGTTTGAAAGAAAAAAGATGGCTGAATATTGCGGTGTTGACTTTGTTGATTACGTTGCAAGAGGTGGTTTCTTTGGGGGTAGAAAGTCCATAATATCCCAAATGAATGGCTTGTATTATAGTGTTTTAGAAACAACCATTAAGTCAGGTTACATGGGCGCTGATGAATGTTTATTTACAATACTTTGTCATAGACATCCAGATATAATACATAGGTTTGAAATTGAAGGCAATGGTTTAGTATGGCCATTTTTTGAGAATTTAAAAACAATTAGAGAAACGGTAAAGAAAACTAAAAGAGGTTTGAAACCATTTTCAGATGTGAAAACAACTCTTTATGTGTTGACATATAATTCACCAAAACAATTTGAAACATTAATTAAATCATTTGAGGAAGTTGATCATGATTTTTTGTCTAAACCAAGAAAAGTTTTATTAAATAATTCAATCGATAGAACTACTGATGATGATTATAGAATATTATGTGAGAAATATGGGTTTGAAGAAGTTAAAAAAGATAACATAGGCATATGCGGTGGTAGACAATGGGTTGCTGAAGATTTTGAAGCCAGTGATTCTGATTACTATATATTTTTTGAGGATGATATGAATCTACACCCCAAAACAAATGAAATTTGTGGTTCAGGGTTCTCAAGATATAAAGAAAATTTATTTAGTAAGTCAGTTAGAATCATATATGAAAATGAATACGATTATTTAAAGTTATCGTTTTCCGAATTCTTTGGTGACAATATGGTTCAATGGGCATGGTATAATATTCCACAAAATATTAGGGATAAGTATTTTCCGGAGAAAAGAAGATTACCATTGAAGGGTTTTGATCCAGATGCGCCTAGAACCAATTTTTCTTTAATGAAAAAATATCAAGACGTTACATATCTGGAAGGTGAGGTCCATTATTGTAATTGGCCACTATGGGTATCTAGAGAGGGTAATAACAAATTGTTTTTGGAAACCAAATGGAATCATCCATTTGAACAAACTTGGATGAGTAATGTGTTTCAAATGCAAAAAGATAATAAAATAAAATCCGCGGTTTTACTGCTTTCACCAATTAAACATGATAGATTTGAATTTTATCCTGGAACAGAAAGAAGAGAGAATTGAAAATATCGTGATATTTATATGTAAAAAAAACTATGGCACAATTTAAAGTAATCGGTATTAACGCTTCAGAAGAAAGCGGTTTAACCAAAGAAACAATTGATCAAACATTTGCAACAAGAGATGAAGCTCATACATATATAACCACGAATTTTACTTGGGATATGTTTGATAATGAAGAAACTAACGAGCATTATATGGCTTTAAGGTTTCATCACAACGATGTTGCATATGATTTCTTCCAGGTTCACGAAGTTGCTGAAGTGGTTGAATAACCATTTTAAAAACATAAACAGATAAACGCGGCATAGATGGACCCTGATGGTGATAAAAAAAATAAAATCTCTAAGAGAGAAAAACAAAAGAATAGCTTTCTACAAAGATACGTCTCTAATGTTAGCGATGTTCTTTCTCCCATTTGGGTACGACGCCTTATTCAAATTAATAATGGATTTGAGTGGTTCGTATTGGGTTGCAGATATCGTTTTTTATTCAATTTCCGCTTGTTTTTGGTGTTCTTATATATTACTTACCAAGTACTTAAATAAAAAAGAAACCCCATAATTTGGGGTTTTTTTTATTTCTTTTTCTTTTTCGTTAACTTTTCTTCTGGTTTTTGTAAACCTTTCTTGGTTTCATCTTTTTTGATGTAGTGACCTTTTGTTGCCTCTTTATGTTTATCGAGGATTCTTTTTTTGTCTTCTTCAGACATGCTAAAAATTGAGTTCATTTTAAAATGTTTTTTGTTTTTTTATTCCTTCACATTCCAGTTTTTTAAATTGTAATGCTTGGCATTTTTCATATTCTTCTTTTTCCTCTAATACCTTAATTGCTGTACCAAGTATTTCAATGAAAAGTTCTAAATCATTGTCATAACTTAAAACGCTACAAGTACAATAATACTCATATAAGGTCTCATTGTCAATGCTTTTGAGATAATCATATATCATGTGGACCTCATTGTCATCATAGTTTCCTTTATGTAAAATTCTTGTAGCTTGCAATAAAAAAGAAATAGACATACTAATAAATACTAAACAACAACCTCACCGATTTTTTTATCTAAAAATCTAAAACATTCAATAAAACCATCCGATTCAATTTCTTCTCTGGTTCTTTTAGTTTCTTTAGATGGTCCAAAACTAAAACCATTACTTAACGAGATACAATAATCCCAGTTACTTTTTGAATACATTTCTATGATTAGGAAAATACCTTCTTTGTCAAAGAAATGGTACAACTTTTTAATATCATACAATTCCAATGTGGAAACACTCTCAACGCCAATATTTGGGAACATCACTTCACTAAACCTAGTAAAGGCGGATGGATACAAATACTTTATGGTATACCAATCTAACATAACTATAAAATAAAAAATGTTCTTTATTTTATCCATAAATAACCTGTTTTTATTAAAAAATAATTAGTTTTTTGAAAAATATTATAATACTTATAAATGTTTAAAATGATAATACGAAACTTAAATTTTAACGAGAATACTAGGACTTTATATGTTGAATTTTCAACTGATGAGGACAGTGATGAATACTATCGAGGACTTTGGCTCTCAATTGAGGAGATTGAATTCTACTCTCCGACAATAATAACTGAGGATGATTTATACACAATTGACGAGGAATTTACATTAGAAATACTTGTTGAATACTTGAAGGATAATGATTTACCCGAAGAACAAAGTTTGTGATATTTATTAATATGAGTTTTTTAACAGACGAACAGAAGGAAAAACTTAACAAATTCGTTAAATTTGTTAAGGATGAACTTGAATTAGATCAAGTACCCAAGATTGTTATCCAAAACAATCGTAATGGGCTTAAAACGACTGCAAATTACAATTATAACTTAGAGGTCAAGGTTATCAAAGTAACGGCTAAAAACAGGTTGTTAGTTGACGTTATGAGAAGTATCGCTCACGAGTTGGTACATCATAAACAATATGAGCAGGGTCGATTAAAAGTGAAACCACCAGATATCGGTGGTGAGATTGAAGATGAGGCGAATGCTAAAGCCGGTCAATTTATCAAGATGTTTTCAAAATTAGACGAAACAATCTACGACGAGTAATTTACACTTTAAAATGTCCCATAAAAATGGGATATTTTCTTGTTATCGGGTAAAGAAACCAAAACTTTTTGATATTTATCTATTATGCGGTTATTATTAAAGCAAAGTCAGTTAGAAGGCCTTATCACCAAACTAGCAAAAAACCAAGAACTTATGGAGGATGAGCCAGGAACTGGTGCCCCAGAAACTGGTACTAGTGGTGATGGTGAAAAGAAAACTGGAGCAACAAAATGGGAAAGCGGAGTAACTAGAGGACCGGCTAATCAAATTGGTGTAACCAAATGGTCAGACGTGGTTGGTTCAACCTTAAAGAGAGGTAAAGCAAATCCATTATCGGAGCAATCAGCACCACCTATTGGCACTAAGGTCGGTAATACCACATACAAAACATTTTGGGGCGAATCTATTGAAATTCCAAATGAAAATTTTAAAGTAGCATTATGGTCACCTGTGATTAGTAGAATAGATGCTTTTGGTGGTTTAAATGCGAATGGTAAATGGGAAGTAACTAGAGGTGGCGAAACATACGAGAGAGAAGCCCCACTTGAGGGTTACTTAAGAAAAGTGTTCCCAGATGATACCATTCAATATATAATAGATTTAAAAACAAACAAAACATATCATTCAATCCTTTCATTGAGAGATTTGAAAGCTAAGATGGTAAGTAATAATTTAGGTGGTACTAGTGTTGAAAGTAGTAGCCCTGAAAATTATCAATGGATACCAAAATACGCATATCTTAATTATCCACAAAAAAATGAGTCCGGGTCACCTATTGGTGAACCAGAATCATTTATGGGTATAACTAGAAGTAAAATTTCTGGTGAATATGATGATTTTGTAAAAACAAAATACACGAAAGAGGATGAAGTAAAACGTTATTTCGATAGAATGTCGTACTCAGGTAAGGAAGTTCCTAAGGGAATGAATCCAAATTTATATGATGAATATCTTTATAAAAAAGACCGTATTCTCAAGAGCGAAAATCAAGATAACCCAGCATTATTGGTAAATAAACAGTTGGCACAATTGGATGCTCAATATATGAGCCCATTAGGTGAGGGCGGTGTTCCTGAATTTAGTTATGGTATTGATCCAGCATCAAGAGAGGCGTTCATGAAAATGAAAGCTAAATTTGACCAAAAATATGACCCTCAAATTGGAGCGTTGCAAGATAGATTAGCTAATATGGTTAGTTATGATTTATCTGGTATGCCATTGTATGATGCTAATTACGATGAAGTAAGTGAACAACTAAATCAATTAACAACCAAAAGGAATCAAGAGTATGAACTACTAAGAACAACTTGGGGTTACGATTATTGGAAACCTAGTGTATTGGGTAAAGCATTTGATGAGTGGTGGGATAAATGGGGTACATTAGTTCAAATTGTTGGAAATATAGCATTGGTTGTCGCTAGTGGTGGTATTGCAGGTATATTTAGAGGTGTAGCAGCGGGCGCTGTTAGAGCATTAGCACCAACGGTGGCTGACGTGACATTTAATGCGTTGGTGGGTGCATATCAGGCAAATAGAGGACAAGATTCTGAAGCGTTAATATCGTTTATATGTGCATTTTTACCAGTTGCTAAGTATGGTTTTAACGTAGGTAAAGTTAGTCAAGAATCTGCTGTAAAATTAGCTACCAAAATACGTAATACTAGTGGTTTATTAACCGATAAACAAAGTTTAAGTAATTTTATTGCGTTATTAAGTGAAGAAGAACGATACATTTTTAGAAACGTTATGTCTTTACCTAAAGAAGAAATACAAAAAGGTTTTGATTTAATATTAAAGGATATCAACGCTGTTGCTGCTAAAGAGGGTATCGAAATAGCTAAAACATCATTTAAAACTTGGGGTAAACCATTCTTAAAAGAATTGGGGTTAGAATTTGGTGTACCGGCGGCCGCACAAATTGCAAATACACTTACAGGTTTTATTGTTGATAGTACACCAATGATTGAGTGGGACGCAGAATCGTTAGACAAAAGTAGAAAAATGGTTGAGGCGCACTTACAAAGTATAAAAGGTAAAACAGACGAGGAAACTAAAGTTAAACAAATTGCGGTAGCTAATGCTGTTTTTGATGATGCTCAATTGAAAAATGACCTTAAAAATAAGAAAACATTTGAGGAAGCAACTAATACGATTGTTGAATCAATTGATGACCACGCTAGGGAAATTAACGCAAAAACCACAGAAGATGTTAAAAAAGATATAGTAAATGATACTGAATTGGCTAAAAAAGTTGCAACCTATAATGACATTTTCAAAAAGAATAAAGCAAACCCGAGCACAAATAAACAAACACCATCACAAAATATAGATAATAAAGAATAACGAAATATTTATAAAATAAAAATTACAATGAAAAAAGGATTAATAATTGAAACAAGGGTAATTTCAGAAATTAGAAGACAAAGAGAATTAATGGGATTAAAACCTGTTGTTTTAAATGAAGCTGCGGAAAGAATACCATTTCTTAACCGTGTGATTAAGTGGATTGTTGGGAATGCGCCTGAAACCAAGTTAAGTGATATGCTTGGTGGAAACGCACCTCAAATTATGAAGCGTTTACAAAAACTTGGAATTAATTCAATTGAAACATTAGAAAAGAATTTATTTGACGAAGCTGGCACTGCAACACGTAAAATACCTACCGATGTTGAGAAATCCATTATTAAAGCATTTAGAAAAAAAGTATTTACTGATCCTGATTTAGCTGATTTGGCTAAAGAATCGGTAGTAGATTATTTTGATAGATTAGGTAATTTATCCAATGGTGTTAGTGTAAGTGAAACGATTGAAAACTTACTTAGCGCAGATTTTACTATTCCGGATGTTAGAAAAGCGGCTGATGATTTGATTGCTCAATTAGAATTGAGATTTGGTAAAGATAACGAAGCTGTTCAGTATGTTAAGAAAAGTACTGAAATGAAAAAAGTCGATAATGCTTTTGATGATGTCGATGTTAACGGACCAAAGGTTGATGATGCAAATACGCCAGAACCTGAACCTATTAATATTAACGGTTCAGATACACCAAATCCGGATGATATTAAATTTGATTTTGGTAGTAACACCTACCCAGATCCAGAAAAATTACCAGATTTAGAAATTGATTTCGAGGCAGCATATAGAGCAATGCAGTTTGAGCCAGAAAAAGTACCAGAAACTCTTGCCAATCAAATTAGAACAATGGCTGATAGAACACCTTTATTTAAAGGTCAATCAGAAGCTAAAAAAATAGAAGTTATTGAGGAAATAAAATCAAAATTTGTGATTTTATATAATAAAGAAGTTAAAGATGCTACTGCACAAATTGTGGGTGCGCTAGACGACCCAAAAGTATTAGCACAAATAGAAAAAGCGTGGAAAAGTATTAGCACATCACCATCGGCTAAACAAGCGTTACTTGATAAAGCACTAAAAGATAGCAATGTTAAACTTTCACCACTTTCAAAACAATATTGGAAGAACTACGCTACTGGTAAATCAGCTAGTACTGGTGCTGATATTGGACCAAAACAATGGTTTAAAAACTATGCCCAAGCAGTGGGGGTATCAACATTTATTACAGTTGGTCAGATTGTATTAAATTCAATTACCAGCAATAAAAACATTGGTTGGGATAATTTACCAGGAGATACTGATGGTGAAAAAATTTATGAATTAATTAAACCAGGCGAGGCGTTCTTTAAAGCGTCTTTACCACCATTTATGGGATCTCTTTTATTAACCATAGGTGTTGATAGATTATTTATTAACAAATATAGAAAACCTTCGGCTAATGAAATTAGAGAAAAGTTATTAATAAAAAATGAGGCGACAGTTGAAGTTAAAGATGTGCCGGCTAGTACTTACAAAGACGCTGAATATTCTAGAACTATATTAATTAATGGTATAAATGTTGGTGATTGGACTTTAGAAATTGAAACCAAAAAATTAGTTGCAATGAAAAAAGGAGATCCAATACCTGAAGACGCTAAAACTGGATCAACTGGTAATACACCAGCACCCGCGCCTGCACCAGTAGTAAAAACAACGATGACTAAGGCAGAGGTTGAGGCAAAAGCGGTTAGTAGTACTCATGGCTATGTTGCCCCTATAAGATTTACACCAAATGAAGATAACAAGGATAGTTACGACGGCATTGACAAAGATGGTTATAAATTCATCGCAAAATTAGTTAGTGGGGAAATAGCTATAACATCAAATGGAAAAGAATAATAACATGAAAATCAAGAACTTAATATTAGAACAACTTTCAACTAGGGATAAATCTAAATTAGAAAATTTGAAAACTAATGGTTATGAGGTAATTACCACTAGAAAATACAACTCAGACAAAACTAAGTTTGATTACGAAACAGTTGGTTCGGGGTCAAGCATTGTTTATTTAGAGAAAGCAAAAGTTGCAACCAACACCAATACCAACACCAATACCAATACCAACACTAATACCAACACCAACCCAGCACCTGTAAGTACCGATTTAAACGATTATATTGGAAAGTATAAAGCAGAAGATGGTGAAGAGTCCGAAGTAAAAATAGACGGAGGCGTTTTAAAAACAACTGTTAAAGGTATAGCATTTAAATTAACAAAAACCAGCAAAGATCTTTTTGATATTAGTGGGTTTGGTCAAACTGGTAGATGTGAATTTTTAAGAGATTCATCTGGCAAAGTTGTTGGCGTTACTGCGGAGATTGGTACACATTCAATTAAAGGTACCAAAGTTGGTGTAACCGCAAGTACTAGTGGCGGTAGCAGTAGTTCATCAGTTCCAGCAATTAATCCTCAAGCATCTGGTGGCTCATCTAGTGGTTCACAAATTACTGGATCTATAAGTGGATGGCCAACATGTGTACAAAGAACACAACAAAAAAATATATACATCATAACGGATAAAAAAGATATTCCTGTAACATATTTTAAGGATCAAGCAGGTGCCGATGATTTTTTAACTAAGAATACCGAAAAGGGATATGAAATTAAAAAAGAAGCGTGTGTTTTTAAGTTTGAAGATTGTGACTTAGATTTACAAGGACCATTTAGTTGTGAAATGTATCTTAGAAAAAATGGTACATTCATTTCTAACGGTGATTATAAAATAGGTCAATGGAAATGTAGCGAAAGAAATAGAGTACAATACTTTGATTTACAATTAAGTGAAGAAAAAATTAGAAAAAATATCAAGAAGGGTTTGAATAAACTGATTAAATAAGATATTTATTAATAGAGTTTGATGGTTTGGTCGCCATTAAACGATAATGATTACAAAACGAAAAGGAGGTATTTAAATCTCGACAAAGGGGCTCTAAAGGCCTCTTTGCTCGTTTATATAGGTACCAAAAAAAACCCATCCGAAGATGGGTTAAGGTGGAGGTGACGGGACTCGAACCCGTGTCTTTCCTGCTCAACAATAAATGACTACACGTTTATTCAATTAGTTCACAACTGACAAATATTTGGTTCCTATTTTGACATCGTTACCAACAACTGTGTCGAGTTCACTTTTGTTACGGTAGCCCTCTGAACAAGACCGTTTATTTCTTTTTGGGTAGAAATCACACCTTAAGAGCTTCTGTTCCTAGGTTACATGCTCGTCGACCCGATTGTAGTACCTAACTTGGTTAGGCAGCTACTTTGGAAGTTGCAAGTAAACCTGCAATTTCCATGTTGTTGTAAACGTTGCCGTTTGAATTGTTTCACCGTAGATTTAAGTCATAGATGAATTCTGACTACGTGCCATTTATTCCCGATACCTGAAATCAATGCCAGGCACCCCCATATGATAAAGAACTTAAAACAAATTTAGACAAAAAAAGTGAGAAAATCCCACTTTTAACATAAAAGAATAAGTTTGTTCTTATTTTGTTGGTTTCTTTGTTGCAGATTTCTTTGTAGTTGCTTTTTTAACTTTAGATTTAACTTCAGCAACAACTTCTTTTACTGCTTCAACTTCTTGTTTCACTTCAACTTCTAATTGTTTCATTTGTACTGCTTTTTGAGCAGCATTACCACCGCTTAAAAGTTGTTTAATAAGATCAAAAATTTTTTTCATGATAGTCGTTTTTATATAAATATTTGCATTTTTATGAAAATCAGGGAATTGCTACTAGTGGTAGATTCACCCCAAATTTAGTTTCAAATAATTCTTTATTTTGTTTCCATTGTTCATTTACCATTCCAATTGATTTATGAACAACTGTTATTTTAGTTGTAACACCTATTTTAACACCGGCCAAATAGTTTGACACACAGAATGGGATGTCGTAAAAGTGAAACCCTGGAAAATCCTCATCAAACCCGTTCGCGATTCGCGATTTGCGAACTGCGAAAAACAAACCATCAACAATCACCACTTTTTTCAAATCTTCACCTAATAATCCAGAATAACTGTTCCTATGTATTTTACCTAAATGCTCATGTTTTACTTGACCGAACATAGATGCTCTGTCTTGCCACCACATACCACTAATTAGGTTATTAGTACCTGCAATTCCAATGATTCCAAATTCAGGGTTATTATCAAATAACCTAGTTATTTTTTTTGTAACATTAACCGTTTCAATTGTTAAATCATCATGCATAAAAACAACATCATCATATTGAGAATCTCTTAAACCAACGTTATAAAGTTGAGGTAAAGAATATTCACCTTCATTTTCATAAACCAAGATTTCTGTTTTTGGATGTGAAAACATCTTACTAACATGTTTAAGATATTCATCATCAATTTTTCTTGTTGATATAACAACACTTACTGGGTAATTATTCTTCGACATAAGTTGCAACAATTTGACCATCGTATTCGTTTAAATCTACAATGATTGGTTTATTTGATGGGTTATATTGTTCGGTACATGTGGATGCATTTACATAAAGAGTTTCTTTATTATACATAGCACCGTATGCTCCGTGAATATGTCCAAATACGTGTAATGATGGTTTAATTCTATCATCTAATTGATGTCTTAATAATTCACAGCCCACATTCATATCTCCTTGTCTCCAATTACTCACAAAATCTCTAATTTCATGTGGCGGTCCATGTGTTATTAAAACGTCAGTATCGTCAGGAATCATATCCCATTTGCTTTTCATTTCCTCACCCATTCTTGGTAGGTTAAAAGCCCAATCATAAAAGTTAGGTTGCCAAGGAGATCCATAAATTTTAATTGGACGAGAAAACTCTGGACGTTCAATTATCATAAAATTATCCTCTAAATAATATACATCAGATTGTGCTAGATTTTCAGGGCCCATTAGATTGTTTAACCAATTGTAGTCACCTTTATGGTGTGGTTGATTAACTCTCTCAAAACAAAAGTCATGATTACCGGCGATGAATATTTTAGCATCAAATCCTTGTATGTTTTGAAACCAATATATAAAATTTGTAACATCAACCTCACCACCTTTATTGGAAATATCGCCAGAATGGATTAATACATCACCTTTAGGTAACTCATGTTCCATTAGTTTATGTAAACTATGTGTGTCAGATATACAAACTATTCTCATTCAACTAATATAAATAAATTTATTATAAAAACAAAAAAAAAGTCAGAATTTCTTCTGACTAAGGGGCTCGTTGGTTTTTCAATAAAATTTTTCCGAGATTCCACCACCATGATTTTTTAAAACCAGGAAACAATGTTTTTAAAAAGGGCTGAGATTACACCATTTAGCGATTGACTTTAGAGACATTATCTTTTCTTCTCTTATCCACTACCTTTTGAGTAGTACCAATCAGTGACGGTCAATTAGATTAACCAATTCTTTAGTCGTCGAATACTCTTTTAATACTCATTACTCTTCGAGGTTGCCACCCCAACGCATCCTTGCGGGATTAGAGAACTTTCTTAAAAATCATGTTGGGCTTGGGACCCTTCATGGCCGAGAACCCCTCTCGACTGTGTAGTCACCTGTCTCCAACGACTGATGGGCACTTTTCCTTGTTTTTTAAGTTGTTAAACCTGAATTAACAATTGAGTTGGTTCCGAATTTGGAAAGTAGCGGCCCATCTGCCAGCCAAGTCATCTTTTGAACGACCCGATACTAAACTACTCTCTGTAACATCCCTGCTACCATATTTTTGGACCCCTTCAAAACTAAACCCTTGGTAGAGTTTAATTAAGGATGATAACGACACCACTCGTACTTCACCATACCTTTCGGTTTTAAGATTCCCATCATATTGAATCACACAATTGTAAGATTGGAAATCCTACTTCTTGTAATAACTCTACAGATTATTCTTATTGGTGTTCCCACCTCAACCAAACAACTCGGATTGCTTGATCATCGAACCACTTTCCCTACAGTGTTACCCTCAGTAATTAAGGTTCAATGATATTCTGTTTGCCTACTCAAGTTCCATTGCTGAAACCGCAATCTGATTTAACCAAACCAGACCACTTTATCCCACTTTCATGGTTTATTTTGTTGACCATAGGCGGCCAATATTTTTAAATCAAAGAACTAATTTATTTCTTTTGCAAAGATAAGTAATGTTTGTCAAAAAATCAAGTGTTTTTTCAAACTAAACTTAAATTTATTTTTTCTGGCGGTTTAACAACATCAATATTTGGGTTTTTAATGTCATATCCGTAGAAAAGATATTCTTTTTTAAATATATCATTTAATGTCAAAAGATTGGTTTCAGATAATTCTTCACGTTTATTAATGTGATGAAACCCATCTAATAATCGTTTACTATAGTTGTATGAAAAATTAAATGCTATCTTTTCTTCATCAGTTAAATCGTAGAACTCGTCAAAGATATGTAACATTTCGTTACAATACAAATTTATTAATCCCTCGCTATTTTCAACGTGCTTTGATGTTGAACCTAATTCATCTTTTTTTGCCAACAAGTCAATATCCTCAACGTGAATTATTTTGTAATGGTAAAACAATTCATCAAAACTTTTTCTAAAATTTAACTCCTGGAAACCTTCAAAATTAATTTCTTCAGTGTTTAGGCCTAATATACCATGCGTTTGTGGTAAGAAATGTGCGTCAGGTAATTTGTCACAAATTTCAACATAATTTGTTACATAGTCACTAATTGTCCTTACATTAAAGGTTTTAAAATATTCCAGATATCTTTTATCTAAATTTTTTTTCAACCAAGTATACCCTGAAACAAATCTTTCAATAGGATTGCGCGTTAATATGAAAAATTTTCTTCTTTTATATTTTGTGGTAAATTTAAGTAAATCATTATAATTGATAAACTCATATTCCATTTTAATAATATCAAAGAAATATTTTAAAGTGGTAAGCATTAATCGCGAACCACTTCTATGTGTCATAATAAACCCAACATTTCTTTTTGGGAGATATATTCCTAACACAATATTACTTTTTACGTTTTTTCACTTCATAGCTTCCGCCCATGTCGTGACTAACATTAGTGACTTCCGCTTTAGGTTGTCCATTTTTCCATGATTTATATTCCGTTTTTGGAATATACGCCCATAATCCAGTTTTAACTTTAGATTCGGCATCAACATCGTTTATTCTTGTCATATTACCAACCTCAGTGTTTTTGGTTGATTTGATTGCTTTAATACATTTCATAGTTTACCTCCATGTTTAATTATTATCTAATATAATGAAAAATATCCGAAAAAAAAACTATAACCTAACTAAATGGTTTGCGGCATAAGTCATTAATGCCCCAACGTGTTTATACCTTACCTTGTAACCCATACCTTCAACCATACCAACAGCTTGTCTAAGAACTGTGTTTGATTTGTATTTTGGGTCTGGATTAAGATCTATATCAATCCAGGTTGGTTTAGGTAAACCATTTTCTTTTAAAAATTCAGCCATCTCTAAAGATTTCCAAACTTCACCTAGTAAACGCGAAGGTGTGTTATGTTCCATAGGTAATGTTTCACGAGTACATAACACGTGAGCACCTTTACCTTTAGTATATAACGCAACAACAACACCAAAGATTGTTTTTTTATTTCCGTAACATTGTGAGTCAGAACCGATAAGAATTTCCACATTCTCTCTTGTTGAGATGTACTCTCTGATGTATTCAATAGCATCTGGAATTGGAGTTCCATAGAGAGTTCTAAATTTTTTCATTTCATTTCATTTATTATAATTATTGTTTAGCTGTCAGGGATGGATTCGAACCACCACGGTGAGATTCAGTAATTAACATCTGCCGGCCGGCTTGGTGGTCTACCCCATATTAATTACCTATTTCTTTGTCACCACGCTCGAGACAGGAGCGCTTGTCTGCCTAGATTGATACGCGTACCAATCAAATTTCAACACCTGACAATTTATTTAGATGTCTTCTTCTCTAAATATTTTTTCTAATCTAGGCGATAACGTTTTATAATTCATATTGAATTTTGTCGACATCGCAGATTTAACATTTTTATTTTTATATGGGCTATTATTGGGTCTTGACCATTTTCTGGTTTTTCTAAGCCAATTATAAAACATCACATACGCGTTCGCTTTTCTCACGTAATTTTCAAGATCCACTTTTAAATTAAATTTCTTAATGACTTTTACGGACCTTTTTTCGTTATCCAATTCTAAATCACGCGCTACCGCTATGTGTGTATCAATGTTTCTAACGTTTTTACCATCTAACCATTCCCATACCTTACCTAATGAGTTTTCCGCGTCTAACCATATTGGTATTTTTTCAACCCATTGAGTTAAATGCGAATATTCGTGCGCTAAAATTTCAACCCAATCTGGTCGATTCATTGCAACAACTAATACTTTTCCAGTTTCATCAAAATAACCAGAACATTTAACGTTGTCGTCCATTTTAACTGTTTTTGTTTTCTTTAATAGACATTTAATTCCATAGATTTTACATGATGTCTTTACATGATTAAGAAAAATCATCTCATTTTTTGTGTGTTTCATAGGGTACTTTTACTGCGGAGAGTAAGGGACTCGAACCCTTGCGCCGCAAACGACCTAACAGTTTAGCAAACTGCCCCCTTCACCAACTTGGGTAACTCTCCATTGTTGTCCCTCTAGGATTCGAACCTAAACAAACTGCACCAAAAACAGTTGTGCTACCGTTACACCAAAGGACAATTTAATCATCATTGAGAATGTAGATTTTCACTAACTCGATTTAGCGGTCTCTTTGATGATTGAGCGAGTAGTCAGAATCGAACTGACATATCCTACTTGGAAGGAAGGCATAATAAGCCATTATACTATACTCGCTTTGATGGATGAAAAACATCTATTCTTCTTGCGGACTTCCATCGGAGTCCCATGAGCTCCCACTCGGAATCGAACCAAGTTATCATGATTACAAGTCATGCGCATCGCCTGCAATGCTTTAGGAGCTTATTGTAGAAGATACCGGAATCGAACCAGTGACATCTTGCATGTAAAACAAGCGCTCTCCCAACTGAGCTAATCTTCTATGTGTGGACCAAACAGGATTCGAACCTGTGACCTTGTCGTTATGAGCGACCTGCTCTAACCATCTGAGCTATAAGTCCATATCGTTTAATCTAACGATAAAATCTGTTATCGTCTATATTGACGATTAATAGGTGCCGGAGAAAGGATTGATTACCTCCACGAGGTCCTTTCGGAGTACTCATCTTCTAGAATGCGACACGTCTCAACGTTACTCGTCAGCATCGTTGTTTATTCCGCCACTCCGGCATGTATCTTCTTTTACATCTTCCTCTTTTTTTGAATTAAATTCATCTAATGATTGGATGTAAGTTTTTCCGTCTTTAGTTGGAAAAGTTTCTTGTAAATATTGTTCTCTATTCATATTTTTATGTTGGGATAGACGGACTCGAACCGCCGAACTCAAAGAGAGCTGATTTACAGTCAGCCGCAATTGCCACTATGCGATATCCCAATATGTGACCAAGGAGAGATTCGAACTCTCACGTCTTTCGACACTAGTGCCTAAAACTAGCGTGGCTCCCATTACACCACTCGGCCATTATTGCGCTCCCTGAGGGTCACGATCCCCCGACTCCATCATTAACAGTGATGTGCTCTACCAACTGAGCTAAGAAAGCGATTGTAGGGTAAAGAGGACTCGAACCTCCATGATGCCTTGCTCCCAAAGCAAGTGACTTAGCCATTAGTCCATTACCCTATTTATTGTGATCCCATCAGGGATCGAACCTGAAACCCCAATCTTAGAAGGATTGTGCTCTATCCAATTGAGCTATGGAACCAATTTAATGTAATGTCTGTACGGTTTGTATCTAATCAGCACCTTTGTACGCGCTTCAAAAGTTTCCATTTCATACATAGCGTCTGTTCCGTCACCTATTACTAGGTCATTACATTGTACTCGAGGCCGGACTCGAACCGGCACGGACGTTTCTGTCCAAGGGATTTTAAGTCCCTCGTGGCTACCATTACACCACTCGAGCATTTCTTTCTCAATATGTCAAAGAACTCCTTTTCAAATATAAAGATAATAAATTGTAAAACAAAAAACCCGAACATTTTTAGTTGTTCGGGTCTCGATATTAGTTTAAAAAATTTATTTATCCTTTATTGATATCCGAACATATGTAACATAACGGTTGCACACCATACCCATTACCATTATTAAGGGGTCTCGTACTCGTTGATATGTTATTTATATTCTTCATCGTTTTAATAAGTATATGCAAATATATTAAAATTATCAATAGTTAATAAAATTATTTCACTTTATATGATAATCCAAGCCCTAATGTGAAATCATCACCAATTATATTTCCAATTGTCCATAGATTTATAACACTACTTGGTCTAAGTGGATTGTACATTATAAGAAAATTAGGTTTATTTCCATTAAGTGTTGGTTGTAATCCAAACCCAACAATCGCTTTGTCCTCTTTTACTTGTCTAAGAACGCCAAACTTCATGTTATCGGATACGTTTCCTGTTTTGGTGTTGACACCAGGTGGAATTACAATTCCACCGTTTTGACCACCCAATTCGCCATATGGAAGACCAGCATAGAATCCCCAACCTTTCTTCATAAAAGCACCTGTTATATAACCATCTGATGGACCACCTTTTCGAGTGGCGGTTATAAACCACTCTTGTCCATTTGCCACGACTTCCACTCCCAAAAGTAACGTTAGCATTAAAATAATTTTTTTCATTTTTTTGATTTGGTTAAGGAATCTTCCTTAGCCCACTTATCTTTTAAAATAACAACCTTCTCAATCTTTACAATTTTACCATTCAATTTGGTAATCTCGTCCGTGATTTCTTTGGTTTTGACGGCCCTGCTAGCGTAATTATCATCTGTTGCTTCAACCCATTCAATTTTTCTTTCAAGAGCTTTAATCTCTTTTTTAATTTGATTGTAGGTCTTTCTTTCGTCGGAAAAACTTGGGTCGATAGAGGATGTTAATGTGTTAAAAAATAACATTAACGATAATGTGATTTTATCTATCATATATTATAAATATTAATAATATGGTAAAAATACAAAATAAAATATTGGGAATCAATAGTTTAATATATAAAAAGATTGTACTCAGTACGGGATTCGAACCCGTATTACCTCCGTGAAAGGGAGGTGACCTAACCCTTAGTCGAACTGAGCAAGTGACACCATAATTTATCCAGCTTACAGGTGCCTTAGTTGTCCCCGACAAATGTCAGGTTAGGAATAATCATTTCGTCCTCACGAGGTCGGGCTGATAAACCCAGACGTTATTCCTATACGTCTATGTACGTTCCCATACGGTTGTCAAACCGTTTCTCATCATATTGGGCATATTATTCGACGACTAAACGAATCGTGCGGAGAGAGTAGGATTCGAACCCACGGTTCCTTTCAGAACTTCGGTTTTCAAGACCGACGCGATAGACCAACTCTGCCATCTCTCCAAATTATCACATCAAACAGACATTCTACTCCCAGCTCCGAGGAATTGTATCTAACTTAGCCCATCTCACCGCTGTATGGGTACCTGAAGATATGATTTGCGGACTGTACGGGACTCGAACCCGTGAACTCTACCGTGACAGGGTAGCATGATAACCAACTTCACCAACAATCCGAAATTGATTCTAACTCACCTTAAGTTGCACCATCCGAGTCATAGCTTTGGTTGACAAAGTCCTCGTTGAGTTAGTATCAAAAAAAAATAACAAGTTTTTCGCACCCATTCGTACATCATAACCAACATATCCCTACGTTGGTGGCTACACTTTCGTCATTGGGGTAATTATTCCCGACTTGTAGTAACTCTACTCTCACCGCTATAATACCGCGAATCAAGGCGGGTGTTGAGATTTATAGACAGTGGGGTTTCACCACCGTCGTCACCTGTTATACAAATATAAATTAAATTTTTTAAAATTCAAAATACATTTTTGTTGCGGGGCCAGGAGTCGAACCTGGAACACTCGGCTTATGAGACCGGTGGGAAACCATTCTCCCCGCAATATGGGGTGATTGACGAGATTCGAACTCGCTTTATTCTAGCGCCACAAGCTAGTGCTCTACCATACGAGCATCAATCACAGAGTCAGGTATTGGATTCGAACCAATGTACGAGGTTTTGCAGACCTCTGCCTAGCCACTCGGCCAACCTGACTAATTACTTCCGACTTTGGCGGTGTTTTACTTCCGACTTTGGCGGTGTTGTTCACTTTTGTTCTCTGTTCACGAACCGTGAACAAGCAACTTTTGTGAACATCGAGGTCTCTAAAGGATTCGAACCTTTACCAAAACATCCGTAGTGTTTCATGCTATCCGTTACACCAAAAGACCTTATTTGCACGGGTAGAGAGATTCGAACTCCCATCGAGGGTTTTGGAGACCCGTATGCTGCCGTTGCACCATACCCGCGTGTGTGACCCCGAATGGACTCGAACCATTGACTCCCTCATTAAAAGTGAGGTGCTCTAACCAACTGAGCTACGAGGTCATTTGTGGAGATAGTTGGTTACGATCCAACTCCTCTGGATTTTCAGTCCAGTGCTTCTACCAAGTTAGCTTCATCTCCTTATGTTCTTAGGGGTAGATTCGAACTACCAACCTCCTCGGTATCAGCGAGGTACTCTCACCATTGAGTTACCTAAGAATGTGTGGACACGTAGGGAATCGAACCCTTTCACTCTGATTGCAAATCAGGTGGTCTGCCATTGACATCCGGCCCATTTATATTGTGCCAAATCGTTAATTTTTTGACACTTTTGGCTGAGTATAAAAAATTATAACCAGCCAAAACTCATATAAAACAAAAAACCCCGAGATTTTGTCCCGAGGTTTTCTAATATTTTAAGTTAAACTTTTATTTAACCGACATCAGTATCATCGAGACATATGGACATAGCGCGCTCATCCGCCCATTTTGAGCAGATAATAAACGACATTGTATGTTTTTGTTGTCTCATTGAATTTGTTTAATGTTTAAATCTTTTTGCAAAGATACTAATAAGTATTCGTAAAATAAAGAAAAGTTTAAAAATTACTCACCCCAGTGGTTTTTTCTTAATTCATACATATCAATTGGTTCGCGTTTCATATGTCCACCTTTTGAGAAATTAGCGCCTTTTTTAAGATAACCACCTAAGAAGTTTCTTCTCATTCTATTTGAGTTATTTGCTTCTGATCCGTGAACACAATGCGAGTGCAGTAACACCACTTGACCTTTTCTTAAGTAACCTTCCACCTTACGGAAGTCGTGTCCTTCAGGCATTACACATGGTTTACCTCTTTCATTACTCCAAAACGCTGGGTTTGTTTTTGTTCGTTCCTCATCCACCTCAATTGGTAATACTGGTAAACGATGAGAACCCTCATAGTTCCACACAGCACCATTTTCTGGGTCATGATTATCTAATGCTAATGCAGTGTTAATAATTTCGTTATGACCACATTTTGTATAAAACGCATTTTGATGTTGGTCTCTACCTAATTGTCCTGGCGGTTTAAAATAACACCAACTTTGCATACCCTGGATTTCACCTTCCATTAAAAACTCCACGGCTTCCAATACTTTAGGGTGCGCAAATAGTTTCGCCAATTTATCTGAAAGTTTATGCGGATAAGCAAATGGGTCCCACTCGCCCCATGTTTTACCGTCTGGCGCTTCGGTACCGGTTCTTTCGTTTCTTAACCTATTCAATTCCTCGTTTATTTCATCACATTCATTCTCGGTTAATAACTCTAAAACAGTAAATCCGCGATGTCTCCAGTCAAATGTAATTTGCTGGACTTCTAAGTCACTAAGATGTTTAAAATTTGACATATCTCTATTTTTTATTAAAGGTAAAACGATTTTTATAAAATGTAAAGCAAAAACCAAATAATGTGTAAAGTATTCCCAATAAGGTCTGATAAGGGGTGTTAAACATATATTATATTATGACATATTTCGGGCAATTTTCCGGCAATATATATACCTAAGTTGCCTTGCCGAGTATTTATTGATATGAAATATAATTCCGGCAGTTTGTATGTATCGATACTACCATTATTGTGCCTTTTTTTGTTATTAATCCCGTTTACGGATAATAGAACGCCACAACAAAAAAATGTATATGTAGCTAGTGTTGAAAACAAAATTAAAATAGGTCGATTAACGGCTAATAAAAACTTGGCATTTGGATGTAAAAACATTTTCCAAGAAATCTTACAAGATAAAGATTTTGCGATTGTTGAGTCGTTAGAAAACGCTGATTATGTTTTGAATGTTGAAATTTTGTTTTTTGATGTAAACAGAACAAAAAGAAACATTTCAGTATTCCATTCGGACGTTGAGGAAACTCTAGTAACTATGAGGGGTACACTAAGTGATAAAAATGGTAAAAAAATAAAAGAAGCGGTCGCAGAGGAATCTAGCACCGAAATATCAACATCAACTTTAATAACTGATGAGGGTAGTGGTAAAATAAATCAACAAGCACTTTCTTCCGCCACTAAGAAAACTTGTGAAACATTAATTAATAAATTATTAACAACTAAAAAATGAAAAAACTATTATTTATCGGCATTTTCCTATTAGTCGCTATTACATCTTTTGGTCAATTAACAATCAGTCAATCATTAACCCCAGCAACAAATTTAAAGGTTGGTGATACTATTACTGTTAAGTATACATTAACAAAGGGAACAGTAATTAAGAACCCTCGTTATCTTTGGTTTAGATATCAACACAACAATAAAGCATTGACATATGTTTCAACAGTATTTAATCAAGGAACATCGGCACAAACATTCTACACAGGTTGGAATAATTATAAATTCACACCAAATAGTGGTGCAAGTGATAACGATTTGAATGTTCAATATGGTTTAACTCCTTGGGGTTATTCAGTAAATGCTGATTGGAACGCTGGGCAGTTGACAGTTCAAAGAGCTGACCAATCTATTAATGGATTAATTGCAACACAAAAATATGTGTTAAAAGATCAGAACACCTATAATAACATTTTCAGAATAGATTTAGCCACAGGTACCGATACCACCGGCGCTAATGTTGGTACAATATATAGTGGTGGTTGGTCATCTTTAACGGGTGTTGTTGGTAACACATCACAATTTAAGGTTAAAGTATTGTTTCCACAGGGTTACATCATTACTGACCATAACGTTCAGTTAATGAAATTGAAATCAGATGGTAGCGGAGATATTGATTGGACACAACAACCTATTGCACAATTACCATTAGATGCTAGTGGTGAAGTGTTATTTACCACACAAGTTAAAGTGGGTGATTCTGTTGGTGTATTTGTTAGCCCCGCAATGACTAAAGCATGGATGAATAACATTGTAACGGTATCTGATGCTTATAAAGCATTCTTGGGGCATTCACAAACAGATATTAGTGGAACCGCAAATTATTTTACATTACCAGCATTAGAAAAGAAAGTTGGTAAGGTTACACTTAACACAAACGCATTTGGTGAAGCAGATTCATACGCTTTATTTGCACATGTAATGGGACAAAACATGTCAACAACCGCAATGATTCCAACCAATACTTCAACATCCGTAAGGTGGTATAGTGGATTATTAAATCAGAGCTGGTTAGATGGCGTGGTTAAGAATAGGGTATTAATTGATACTCCAATAAAAGAAGTTCACGCAGTATTTGCCTGGGGTGGCGACTTAAACTGGTCACATTCATCAGATCCGTCGGTGATTGCTAGTAGAATAAGTTCTGGAATATACACTAACTCAATAAATGGTGAGGTAAATGCGTTGAAAACCATGAGTATATCAACACAAATGGCATATCAAACAGCAGCAGTTGAAACGGCTAAATTGGGAGTATCTTCAGCATTAGAAAATGGTAAAGTTGTATTAACAACCACATTAACAAAAGCAGAATTGGCGGGTTTACAGGTAATTATGAATTATGATGAATCTAAATTAACATTAGACAACATAATATTTGATGCGGGCTCTAGTGTTACTAACTTTTCAACACACGAAAATGGTAGATTAACATTTGGTTCTATGGATCAATTAAAAAGTGCTAGAATTAAAGTTGGTACTCCGTACAAATTAATTTTCACACCAAAAACAACTTTAACAAATACCGCCGGTTTATTCTACTTTGTTTTATCTGATGCTGTTGACGCGAAAGGAAATAAAGTTGATTTAATCGTTGAGTAATATGAAAAAATTATTAGTAATATATTTTTTACTAATTTCAGTTTTAGGGTTCGGACAGAGTGTATCTGCTCCGGACTCTAAATCATTTATACCATCCACAACAGCACAAGATGGAAGTGGATTCCAATTAAGTGGATTTAGTGCAACATCAACTTTGTTAGCATCAATCAGTTTAATAAATCCATCAACAAATACAACATTTTATCTAACCACAACAACAGGTTTAACCGCCGCAAGTGGATTTACTTTGACGGGTAATAAAACTCGTTTGGTGGTAACGGGAACGATGGTTAATATCAATAGTGCATTAGCGTCTCTAAAAATAAACACAGGTTCAGTTGTTGGTAATGTTCAACTATCGGTGGCAGCAACTGTAAATCCAGTTGGATATTTTTACAATGGAGTAAACGGACACTTTTATAGACCAATATCAATTGGCACAACATACACTGGAGCAAGAGCTGCGTCATTATTAACCACATTCAAAGGACAGACGGGATATTTGGTAACAATAACATCGGCATCAGAAAATGCTTTTATATTTTCTAATGTACCGCAAGCTAATATATGGTTTGCGGCAACCGATGAAGTTAAAGATGGTACTTGGGTAATTGATGCGGGACCTGAAAAAGGTACAGTAATGAAAACCTCAAATGGGCAAACTGCGGGAAATATTCCCGGCGTTTATAATAACTGGGCATCAGGTGAACCAAACGGTAATAATGGTAGTGAAAACTATGCAGTAACTAACTGGAATAGTCAACCAACTTGGAACGATTTATCAAATAATTGGAATAACCCGTACATAATCGAATACGGAACTTGGACTAACCCTGATGATGCTACTTTTACTGAATTCTATACAAATAGTGTAACTCACTCAAATGGAGAAGTATTAAGAGCATCGTTCAATATTGATTTTGGAACTAATATAGATGAAACTAAATTCACCGCAAAAGGATATACATTTACAAATAACAATTGGAATGTAGTAAATGGAACTGCTAGACAATTGAGTGGATTAGGTAAAGTTGATTTAACAAGTTTGTTGGATACTGCAAAAGTTTCAAATGGTGGGATTAAAGCAACAACATCCGCAGGGCAAGTTGAGTGGGCAATAATAAATCCATATGATGCAAATTTAGGCGGACATCAATTATTAATAGACGAAAGAGAATTTGATGGGACAGGGGTGTCCCCAAACAATATAACATCAATTAAATTATTTGACATATACGATGGACCAGTTAGTATTCATAGTGTAGGTGGTTTTTGGAAAACGTATGTAATGCCGGGTAATTTAACAACCAAAATAACTTCATCAACATTTCAATCTCAATTAAGATTACAAGATGGTTGGTATGGAACTAAGGCAGAATTTAGTTTCTCACCAGTAATAGTATATAAACCACACGGAATAGAACTATCCCATTCAAATCAAACGGAACTAAACACATTATATAGTAATATAGTAGGCGTATCCGATGTATATTTGGCATTTAAAGAATTGGCAGATAAAGGTATATTGGGTAATCAAAGTGGATTAGGATTAACAAATGGTATTCAGTATTTGAATGCAGATGTGGATGGTAATGGTATATTCAATGAAGCGGACACATACAAACTATTACAACATCTAACTGGGGTTCAATCACTTTCACAATCCACTGCATTAACGTATTTGATGAAATTATATAATAAATCGGATTATGATGCTATAACAACAAGCAACTGGGGGACACAATTTAATTCATCTCGTAATTTAATTCCATTTACGCTAGGTAGTTTAAACAACACATACAATATAAGTGTAACTTGGTTGGGTGATGTAAACCTTTCACATTCTGCACAACAAAGTGTAAGTAGTGTTACAAGTAATTCCATAAGAAGTATGAGTTTGATGACAAATTCAGTTTCGAACCAAATCAACGCATATCTAATGGGTGAAAATGTTGGTGGTAAGTTAATTGTAACGATTTCGGTAGACCCTTTACAACAAGAATTAGTTGGCACACAATTCAATTTAAACTATGATAATACCGCTCTAAAATTTGAAAAGGTAGAATTCACCACAAAGGGAACACCTACCAATTTTGGAACTGATAGAGGTACATATGTAACATTGGGTTCATTGATAACTGACGGCTCAACTACATTGGATAAAACAACTGAATATAAAGTAACATTCTTACCATCAATAGGATTAAATGGTATTTTGGGATTAACATCAATATCAAATACTGATGCTGTTAATAAAAACGGATTTCAATTAAAAGTAAAAATAAACTGATGAAAAAACTAATAATAATTCTGTCACTAATTTCGATAACATTTGTTACAAACGCACAAATTGTAAAACCAGATACATTACAACTATCGGCAAAAGAACTATTTGGAGAAAGTGATGATTGGAACGATGTGGGTATATTACAATCGTATGTTAATTTTTCAAAAGATGTACTTTCGTCGTCAAACCTTTCAGTAGGTGTAATAGGAAAGCAAGTGTCTACTACTCTTAATTTGGGGTATCATAAATCATCTATGAGCGGACAATGGGGACATACATATGCGGCATCCATAAATCCTATATGGAATTATTATGGCGTGGGATATGGCCTCAGTAGAAATTCAGAAAAAAGAACAACTACAATACAAACATTTTACTCAACCGATTTTGATTTTCAAAAAGATATCACCCTATCGTTTATTGATGTGTTTAGATCTAAGAAGTGGGGCACATTTGGTTATAGTTTAACCGCATCAAAATCTTTTTGGGGGACTTACCAAGGTGAGTGGGAAGGGAAATATACGGTTGATGAAAATGGCGATTTTAAAGATTTAATATATCCAATGATACCGGCATCAAGTGAAATAAGTTATAGAGGTATGGTGATGTACACATATACATTGAAAACAAAGAGAGTAAACATTTCACCACAAATATTCGCAATGAGTGATATCTATAAAGTATTTAAAGACGGAACGGCTTCAGATTTAGCATATCTAAATGATTTCAATTTGGATTTGTATTATGGAACATCTATTGACTGGAAGATAACTAAAAGATTTGTGTTAAATACTAATATAAGATATAACACAACTTGGGATAAATTAAGTGAATCAGTTGGTTATAAAAAGAGTAACCCAATAATGTTTATGATAGGAACAAACTTTCAATTCTAATGAAGAAGATAATATTAATATCATTGATTTTATTAGCTGGATGCACAAAAGTGGAGATACCAACACCAGATATTCCGGTTGAAAAGATATTCAATGTGGATGAAAGTAAGGTAACAAATGGTCAATCAATATATTTCGATTTACCCTCATCCGGAACCTATATGTTAACCTTAATTGATGCAACAACGAATCAAGTAATTAGCCGAGAAAAATTTATTGGGCAAAATGGTGAAAATATTAAGAAGATTTACACCAATTCTTTACCTAAAGGATATTTATATCTAGTACTTGAGGATGTAGATAAAAACCAATTAAAAAAGACAAAAATAATTATAAACTAAAATTAATGAAAATGAAAAAAATTCTCACAATAGTATTATTATGTGTGGTTTTAACAGGTTGTTATAAAGATGATATTATGCCAACACCACAATCAGTATCTGAAGAACTTAAGATGACAAGTTCGGTGGGTATTAAGTTACAAACGGCATTTGTTACCTCGGAAGTGGCAATGAATGTTAAAACTGAAACAGCAGGTTCGGTTACGGTTAAAATATTCGATATAGGAAATAGGGTTGTTTCAAAAGAAACCTTAAACGTGGTTGCTGGCGACAATCTTTTAAAGGTATACACTAGCGCTTTACCATCATCGGCATATAGAATTGGATTATTTGATTCTAATGGAAAACAATTAGGAATTACCGATTTTAATAAAATACAATAATTATATAAAAACAAATATTATGGCAGACAGAAACGGAGACGGAATAGTATATCATCGCTCAGATTGTGGAGATAACTATGTAAGATTTTATGGATTTGGTGGTGATGGTCCTTGTTCAACATGTGAAACATGGGGACTTACCGATAAAGCAATAAGATACATTCACGACCATCCTGAAATAAATCACAGAATTGAAGATGTCGTGGGTGGAGAGTGGGATGATAAAGTTGTTCCAATTTTTAAAGAAACTTATGAAGAAGTAAAAGAGGGTGTAATAGATGCGTACAACTGGGCAGATGCAAATGCTTGCAATATAGCAGTAACGGCAGCAATCTCGGCTGGAATTGTTTACGCATTCACGCCAGAACCAGCAAATCCAACAGCGGTGGCAACATCAACAACTTTATCGGTAATGGCATCAACCATCACTAGTATGGCGGTTAAAGTTGCGGTAGTGGGAGAAATGAGTGAAATTATAAAAGATGCATTTTTACTAATGCCATATGTTAGTGATAGTATTGACCACACACTATTAAAAAATATAATTTCAAATTGTTTAGCAAAGAGTTTAGATTCTGCGGCGTTATGGGCAACACCGGCTGGAGTTGGTATTGCAATTGGGGCGGCTTTTGCACCTGTTATTGCAGATTTGATATGTAAAAAAACTTGTCCTGAAGGGTTTACTAAGGCGTTTGGGGCATAATGTTAACAAAATAAACTAAAAAACTAAAAACAAATACAATGGCAGAAGAACAAGAACAAGATGGAACCTGGTCAGGTTTAAAAAAGACAATAGTTGGGGTTGCAACTACATTAGTGACGGCAGGTGGAGTATGGTTATCAACACTTTTAGGTGGTGGTGACAAAGCAGAACCGGCACCCGTACAAGCGGCGCCTGTAATTAACATTACCAACTCACAAACACAGCAACAAGCAGCGGGTGGTGGTAAAACAGTAATAATTAAAGAAAAAGGGGCAACTTCAGCACCAGCACCTAAACCTAAGAAAAAAGAGGGTGACGAATTTAAAGAAGAAGCACCTAAGTGGTAAAAACATATTAAAAAATGGTAGAAAACAAGCAACCACCAAGTGGTTTTAAAGATTTATTAAGTAACATGATGGCCAGAAGATGGTACATCACAGCATTGGTATTGGGGGGATTTATGTTTATTATAGGTGGAATGTTCTTTGCTATATTAAATAAATCAGCAATCGAAGGAGAATGGAAAGAACTTTTATTATTATTATTGGGTGCATTTATCGGTAGTTATGGTAAAATAATCGACTATTGGTTTAGTGATACAGATAAGGATAAGATGTTAGTTCAAAAAATGGATGAGGAAGATGGTACTGCATTAAGCAATACCGCAGATTTACCTGTAACTCCGCCAAACAACACACCAATCATACCTGAAGCGTTTCAAAACGCTATTGAAAACTCAAAAATAGAAAAGGTAAACGATACGTTTGAACAAGTACCAACTACACAACCAAGAACAGGTATTGAAGTTGATGAAGATGGTGATGGTATAATGGATGGTATTGATTTTGATGGTGATGGTAAAATTGATGCGTATTTTGCACATAGACAATGTGAACACGTTTGGGGTGACTTAGACGGAGACGGTACTGAAGAATGTTTAAAATGTGGTAAAATTCGAGATGATTACGCGGAAATGCCCGCGGAAGGATAAAACGACCAAATAAACAATATAAACCAAAAACAAAAATTATGAATTTCAAACAATGGGCAATTGAACTCTTCAAAGACGAAAGAGGTTCAATTTCAGTAAAACCAGTTATAGCATTTGTAGGGGCAATGTTCCTATGTGTAACTATGATCTTAAATTCGTTCTCTCACGCAGAATTTGCTCCATCACCTGAATTGGTGAATGCTGTGATGATTATCACAGGGATTGGAATGGGTGCTGATACAATGGATAAATTCTCTCATAAAAAGAAAGAAGAAACAGAAGGTTAATACGAAAGGGAGTTTTTAACTCCCTTTTTTTATGTATTTATAATAAAATAAGATATGACAAAAAACGAAATACTATACAATGTTGGTTTAACCGAGAAAGTATATTCAGAAGAAAAAGACATTGATTTTAAAGCGCTAAGATTAAAATTAATTAAATGGATTGAGGATAAAAAATCAGACACACAAGGGTTTGTTGCAACAAAAGACAAATCTATCTATATCGTTTGGAGAGGTAGTTCATCTAAAAAAGATTTTCAAAACGACGCGTCAATTGATAAAGTACCATTTGTTCAAGATGGTGAAAAAGTTCATATTGGTTTTAAATCGTCTTGGGATTCTGTAAAAGACAAAACATACGAAGCATTTGAAAAGGCGTTATCAACGTTAGGTGGTGAAGGTGAGGTCGATAATATTATTGTTTGTGGTCACAGTTTGGGTGCCGCGGTTTCTACCTTATGCGCATATGAGATTTATTCAATTTATAAATCAAATAAGATTATATGTTGTACTATCGGTAGTCCAAGAGTTGGAAATAAAATATTCAAACAAAACTTTGATAAATCATCAATTGAATCTTTAAGAATCGTCCATAATTTAGATTTGGTTACCCGCGCACCAAATATTGGATACTATCACGTTAATACCGAATTAAGGATTGATGATGAGGGTAAAATTAAAAAATGGATGATTGATACGAAAAGAGTAACTGAATATCTTAAAGCAGTTTTTACAGGTCAGACCGTTAAAGACCATATGACAAGTAATTACATAAGTGCATTAAATAAATGGAATCCTTAATATTATGTTTTTTTACCATTTATAGATATGGCAGTTGTATATCAACATGGAAGAAAAATAAGGTTAATTTAAAGGGGAGTTTTACTCCTCTTTTTTTTTTATTAAAAAGGCAATATTTATAATAAAAGTAAGTTATGGTTATATCATTAAAAAAGGCAGGAGAAAAGATTTTTGCCGGATACCTGATGTTAGCGGGTTTATTCATATTTACCGCGCTAGCAGTTCAATTATTTTTTGTCTACTTAATGTTAAGCGGGCAAGAAGATAGGGCAAGTCGAATAAGTCAAGAAGTTGACTGGAAAATTGATGGAACATTTAAAAATAATCCTGATAATATTTGGTACGAAGGTCCAGTAAAAAAATAATAAAATGAAAAAATTTCAAGACATTTTCGAATTCTCATTATTATGTGGTGCCATGAGTTTCGGTTTCTTCATATTATATTGTGGGTTTACATTATTAACAGCAGCAATTACGGCAATTATTTAAACATGAAACTAATATTAACAATTTTAGCAGTTTTAGTGTCTATAACGGCATTTAGTCAAACAATAGGCACAACTAAAACGGAAAATTATAAAGCGTCTTTTGAAACAAAAATAGACATAAGTCAATTTTTGGACTACGACGGTCCGCAAATTCCAATACAAATTCTTAAAGCGGGTATCAGTGACGAAATGTACGAAATGTACCCAGAACTTAAAGAAAAAAGAGTTGGTTTGGGCGTTGCCAATATAACAATGGAATACCTTGAAAACTTAAATAGATTCAAATTTACTGAGGATAAAACCGAAATAAAGAATCGTATGGTAAAACAATTCCAGGCATCTCAATCTGGGATATCGGAAAACAAACTAGATGGCAGGGGTAAAATTAATCTAGCGAAGTATTTTGTAACAGTAGAATGTTATGATTATTCGATTTCTGAAGATGAAACGGTTAATTTAAAGGATGGTGTTAAAGACAATATGGTTACACGTATTGGTTTACAGGTAAGATTCACTGACGCTGAAACTGGAGTATTATTCGGGGCGTCTGGTTTGGGTGAGGCGGTAACAAATAGACAATTAACGTTATTATCTGACGCAACAGTAGATCCGATTAAATTTAATCAGTCAACTATCTCAATTGCAACAAAAAAAGCGTTAGACATTGCTTGTGCAAGAATTCTAGATAGAATGATTAAAAAGGGGATTTTTACCGAATAAGTTAAAATAAAAGAAATTAACAATAAATTAAAAGGGGTCCACAACCCCTTTTTTTTATATTTATAAGTATGAGAGTGTGTGAAGTTATAGATGTACCACAAAAAGTTGATTGTGAAAATTGCGTCCCTTGTTTGAGGTTAAAAATGATGGAGATGGGCTTTATATGTGGGCAACAAATTGAAATAAGTGAAAAAAAGTTAGGATTATACTTGGTTAATATTCTATCTGGAAGTGGTCACGTAGAATCAACTTTAGCATTAAGACCTGAAGAATTGGATAGAGTTATTTTAAAAAATATATTATGAAAAAATTTAAAAAAAACAGTATGAAAACAATTTTATTTTTAGTTTTATTATTCCCAACTTTAATGTTCGGACAGGTATCAACATGGAGAACTAATCCACCGCAACAATCAACACCACAACCGAGAGTTGAAACACCAAAAACACAACAATCAGCCCCACAAAGAAATGATGTGAGTAATTGGAGAAATAATCCACCACAACAACAATTACAACCTAATCCAGACCCGCGTGGTAGAATACGTGTTCAAAATTGGAACAGGCAAAATCAATTTGGGTATTATTGGGGTAATTGGGGGTGGTATCAACCATTACCATATATTTGGTATGATGATTTAGGGTGGAGACAAAGAAGTGTAATTCACATATATGAAAGTGGTAAAAGAGACACGATTAGAAAGGAATCGCCATATACCACTTTTGGTTTTGGACATACCAATAATAAGCAAGTGTCTTATTGGGGAGCAGTCGGAGGTAAAAAGGGATATTTTATTTTAGATTATGTGATGACATATGAGATTGATCAAAATAAATATTACCCATATGGCAACATTGCTATAGCTGACTTCCCAATTAGTGATAATGATTTTAAAAAAGAGTCAGCAATTTATTTGGGCGCGGGTAAAAGAATTAACAAATTGGGAATTCACGGTATGATTGGTTTTGGGCGTGAAATTTTGAGATATCAAGGTAGAGATGCTATTGGTGGAATATCTTTTCCAAAGTCGAATACAAACTTTACAACATTCAAGATTGGTGTTATTAGAGATTTTAATTTTTTAACTATCAAATTTGACGTCGACCCAATAAGAAAATACACTCAAATAGCGATTGGTCTTAATAATAAGTAATTAATGAAAAAAATTATTTTTTTATTTATTATTCTTTGTTTTGCCTCAATATCGTATGGGCAAACATACAGTCAAACATTTATCGATAAATGTAGTGGTGAAAAAAAAATAGCCACAACAACAATGATAAATGGTTATGCTACAGTGTCTTTTTACAATCAAGTTAGAACCTTTTCACCATTAGAAGTACAAACAGGTGTTGTGCAAACGTGGTTATTAACAACAAAAACCACATATGAAGCATTAACATGTCCGGTTATTAATAACCCTGTTGTTCAACAAGCTGTAGCAAACGCCGCGGCTTCGGCAGCGTCCGCCGCCGCTAGTTCAGCCGCTAGTTCAGCCGCGAGTTCTGCTGCTAGTAGTTCTGCAAGTTCCGCAGCTAGTAGTTCCGCAAGTTCTGCCGCGGCTAGTTCTGCGTCAACCCCACCGCCAGTGACACCACCACCATCAAGCGGAAGTTCATCATCAACACCACCTGCAACGAGTGGTGGATCATCATCCTCTAGTAGTTCATCTTCTAGTAGTTCATCGTCATCATCATCGGAAAGTAAAACAGAAACTAAAACCGAAGCAAAGACGGAAAGTAAAAGTGAATCAAAATCGGAAACTAAATCTGAAGAGAAAAAAGAAGAAGCTAAATCAGAAACTAAAGAAGAAAAGAAAGAAGAGAGTAAATCAGAGGAGAAAAAAGAGGAAAAGAAAGAAGAAAAAAAGGAAGAAAAGAAAAAGGAAAAAGCGGCGGTAACTAATCCAATGTTATTGTCATCAGATTTGTCAACAATTGAATCGCCTGACGGTAGATGGTTACAATCAGCAACTATTGGTGTTTCTAAATCATCGTTAGGTGGCGATAAAAGTTATTCTGCAAATACGGTCATTATGAGCGATTTAAAGACGTTTATTGTTAGTGGTGGATATACTAAGATGGACTTTAATGGAGGCAAATTAAACGCAATACATTCGTATTCAAGCGCATTTGCTTATTTGAATGGTAATTACATGAATTTATTGGGGTATACGTGGATTAAACCAACCCCAAAACATGGTGTTTTTGGTTATAACTTAGGTTTGATTAATTTATTTTTGAAATCGACAGATACCACATATGACTATAACATGTCAACCTCTGTTGTGGCATTTTGGACCAAGCCATATCAGTATAGTAAAAAATTAACCATTTCACCTCAGTTATTTACGATGTTTGCACCAATATCTTGGAATAGTGTTGCTGGAACAACTACGGTAAATAGACATATGGGCTTTTTGGTAGGTGCTTCCTTTGATTATAAAATTAGTAAGAGGTTTGGATTTAGTTTTAACTATAAACTAAGTGGAAATACCGCTTCAGGAACACCATTCTTAAGTAATTTCTTAATCGGTACTAGAGCTATATTATAACGCTATTTTAATCTAAAACAATTCACTTTTTTGTGTTTTTTTAATATTATTATTAATATGAAAATATTAGTAATCGGAGACGTTTGTGATGACGTTTTTATTTACGGAGTGTGCGAAAGATTATGCCCTGAAGCACCCGTTCCGGTTTTTAAACCGACAAAAGTAACTAGAAATTTAGGGATGGCTGGTAATGTCTATGATAATTTATTATCATTGGATGTTGAGGTAGTTGATTTACTATCAAATAAAGAAAAAATAACGAAAACTAGATATGTTGATGAAAAATCAAATCAAATGTTAATTCGTGTAGACGATAATGATGTTATTGAAAACACATTTAAGTTTGAATCTATCGATTTTGAAAAATATGATGCAGTTATTGTTTCAGATTATGATAAGGGGTTTTTAACAACTAAAGATTTGGAATTAATATCTAATTCACATAATTTAACATTTTTAGATACGAAAAAAATATTAGGTCCTTGGGCAATAAAATATTCATACATAAAAATAAATGAAACTGAGTGGCAAAACTGTGAAAAAGGAGGATTAGATTATAACTACTGGAAAGAAAAACTAATTATTACTAAATCTAGTAAAGGTTGTTTTTTTAATGGTAAAACATACCCAACTGAAAACGAATTAGTTATAATGGATGTTAGTGGTGCGGGAGATACCTTTATGGCATCATTTGTTGTTTCATATGTGAAAAATAAAGACGTAGATGTTTCAATTAGATTTGCTAATCATTGTTCTGGTATCGTAATTCAAAAAAGAGGGGTTAGTACTTTATGAAAAAAGTTTGGATAAATGGGTCATTTGATATTTTACATATTGGCCACATACGTCTTATAAATTTTGGGAAATCCTTTGGTTCTATAAGAGTGGGTTTGGACACAGACAAAAGAATTAATGAAAAAAAAGGGTTATTTAGACCATTTAACACACTATCGGATAGAATGGAGTTTATATCTAATATCAATGGAGTAGATTCGGTAGTATCTTTTAATTCAGACATTGAATTATCTGAATTAATTATGGATTATAACCCAGATTATTTTATTATTGGTGATGATTATCTGAATAAACCAATAATTGGTTCACAATATGCAAAAGAAATTGTATATTTTAATAAAATTAACGGGTACTCAACCACTAATTTAATTTATAAATGTAAAAACGATGTTACCAGAACCACAAATTACTGATTGTTGTAAAATACCAAAAGGATGGGGGCACGAACTAATTATTGAGAATAATGAACTTTACTGCGGTAAAATTTTAGTTTTCAATAGCGGTTGTAGATTCTCAATGCATTATCATTTATTAAAGGATGAAACTTGGTATGTTAATTCAGGGGAATTTATCTATAAATTTATCGATACTGAAAAAGGATTAACAAAAGAAATAAATTTAAAAAAAGGTGACGTTGTTAGACAAAGACCAGGACAACCGCACCAATTAATAGCACTAACAGATGGTGAGATTTTTGAAGTATCAACAACTCATTTCGATAGTGATAGTTATAGAATAGAAAAAGGAAATACATTATGACAGAAAGAAAATATTTACCAACCTTAGCAGAATTAGTTGATAGATTATCAATATCACAATTAAAAGAGGTGTTTATAGCTGAACACAAAGTGGAATACTCACAAGAAATAAAGGATATTGTTCATGATATTCAGTTGTGTTTAAATGATACGGATCAACCGATAACCGCAGAAACAATTAGGGCGATTGTTGTTTTATCTCAAATGAATTTACACATTTGGCATAATGAATCAAATTACCGTAAAGGTATTAAAGACGGTAATAACCTAGAATTAACCCACGGAATTAATGGTATTAGAAATACCGCTAAAAATAAAATACAAGAGATTGTTGGCGGTAGAAAAGATTACAAAATAGATTGTTTAGCTGCCGATTTCAAAGATTGGGAAATTAGCTGGTAATATTTTTTAATATAATATTAGCAATCGTCTTATGACCAGTTAAACCCATATGGTGATCTGGCATTGTTTTACCTTCACCAAAAAATTCATAATCTTTATGTATTGTCATATATGGGTACATGCTAAAAAGCGTGTCAAAACAACTAAATGTATATCCACCATATTCTAAATTTAAAAATTTTTTAGATAACAATTCATCATTTTTAATTAAATTAAGATAATCATTTGTCCAAGAAATAATATTGAATTTTATATTTCTATTGTCTAGATATATTGCCAAATCTTTTATATTTAAAACTATTTGTTTTTTAAGATCATAAAGCCAGTCATCAATGTTTATTTTTTCTTCAATTAGATATTCTTTAAACTCTTTTAATTTATGATTATTATCGTGTAAATTAGACCCGTCTAACCATTTTTCTTCACCTTTATAAAAATAACGATATGGGGATCTAAATGGTTGTGTTGTTTGAAGTAATACATATTCAACATTTTCATCTATATTGTTTTTTATAAACTCAATACTTTCGAAATCTGAACCACCATTCTCATCTTTAACAATGTCCACTTTATTTAAGTGATTAGCTACAATTTTAGAATATCGATTTTTCTTTATAAAATCCACATGTTCATCGGTTAAAAATTCTTTAACATAATGATTTGACGGCATGATTTTAATATCGTTAAATTCACCATAGTATTGTAATCCTTGTCCCCAAGTAAATGAATCACCAGCAAAAATAAATTTTTTATTTAACATAGATAAAGTTGTGTAATTCTTTAGCGATATGCTTCATACCCGAAACCGAAAGATGAGAGTCAGTGGGTAAGCAATAGTTATTTTTAATAGTATGTTTAAGCATTGAATAATCCCCATTAATATTGAAAAACCCTCGTTTTTTTAATTCGGATAATTCTTTATTTTTATTTATTTCTGGCCAATATATAAAAATAATTTTAGAATTAAATTTCTCAGCATATGCATTTAACACATCGATTTGATACATTAGATACATGAAAGATTCGTGTTCATTAAAAACATATTTAAGGTATGTTTCATATGATACTTTTAATTCATTAAGTATGTCATCTGGTATATTGTTATCAATTTTACCATAACTTGATTGTATAACATTTTTAATAAAATCAATATGAAAAGGAAATTTTAATTCATCGCTTGATTCGTTAATCATTGGGATTGAATTTATAAATTCTGGCTGATAATCAACCCAAGAATTTATGATGTCATGATATCCACCTGTTCTATGTAAAAAAGTTAATTGACAAATAAATAACGAATTATTATAATCTTCTTGATTAATTGCGTCATATATTTTTTTTAATATTAAATTATTACTTTGTCCTGGATATGCATAAGATTTAACCTTAGAATGATCACCTAAGGTCTTGTCATAAACAAGTAATGAAAATTCATGTGGAAAACTAGGATTTCCGCATGAATATGAACAACCAGTAAAAAGTATTTTATTCTGCAATGAATTCAAATGGTTTTAATGTCATGGTTGGAACAAACCTATGGTGATAGTGTTCTGTATTATGTGATGTTTCTTTAAAATTTGAAAAATACATACCATGCATTTCATCATCAGTTAACTCACATAATTTTTTTATGTGATTCATAAATGAATATAACACATATTCTTTTTCAACATATGGATCAACATGTTTAATTTTATTTTCATAATCCTTAAAATATATTGGGTTATCAAAACTAAATCCAGATTCTTTAAGAAATGGATAATATTTTTCACTATTAATTCCACAAAAAGGTGTGAATGACGCAAGTGGTTTCCAGGTCTTTTCACTAACCCAAGTTCTATCTTTTACCCCAAAAAAGGTTTCAATAAAAATCTCAAAATAAGTGGATATTTGCAACGGAAGATTTGATGTGTGAAAACCAACTTGTCTTAATGTAAAAATTTGTTTATTTTCTACCCTTTCTCGCATCATTCCAATAAAATCGGTGTCAGATTTTTCAACTACGTCATCTGCCATTGAATCAATTAATAATGGAAACTTTTTAGAAAATGGGTGATTGTACATATATTCAACCTCATAATCCGAGTTGTACATTTTTGCTGTTTCGTTTACTGGAAAAATATTTAAATCCGGAAAAGAAATCTTACCCAAATTTTCAAAACCGTTTTCGTGTATAAACTTAACAACTCTCCATCTTGTTAATTTGGGGTGATGGTTAAAAAATATAAATCTATTTTGTTTTTTAAATTGAGTTGTTGACACCATAGATTGTATGAAATTTAAATTGTCTGGTGTTAGGCAGTATGAATGTGGTTTATCATCCCAAAAGAAAACTCTATGTGGGTAATCACAAATTAATTGAGCATTACAACTAAAAACAATCCATCTGATATTTGGATATTTTTCCATTATTTTAGTCAATATTCCATGATATACATGATTGTAATATTCAATATATGAAAATTCAAAAATAATTTTATTTACATCTGGAACTTCACTTATGAGTTTTTCTATAGCCACTTCCATATTTGTTGACCTTTCTGGAGGGGTGATATCATTATCTGTAAACATTGTAGCAATCATTAGATTATAGATAATAACAGTGTCATTTGATTTATCCAAATAACTTGCAATGTTTCGATTTTTAATTAAACCCAATTCTATTAAACGATTGAATTTCCCAACAAATTTATGGGAATTAATATTGTATTTTGCTTTTTCAATAAATCTATTATGCCCTTCGGTTTCATAGAAGTGTAACTTTGCCGCCATATTCTTTTAAGTTTTTATAATTATCAATTGTTATTTCTTTAAAATTATTGTTTTTATAATCCCAATCCTTTATGAATTCATTATTGACTTGGTCTATTAAACCAGAGTCCACAGCATATCTAAAGTCACCATATTGGTTTAAATGATCTCCGAAGGATACTGGTTTAACACCATGTGTTAAGTACCCGATTGTGCCGATATTTTCTAACGCAAATTCATCAATCCCACCATACTCAATTCTATCATTATTATATAGAATAAAATTACCCCAATCAATTAGATTGCGATATTTTGACCACTTTTTATCGTTGTACAAAATAGAATCTTTCCATTTTTTAGGTAATATATATTTGGTGTTATCTACTTCTTCAATTTTCTCAACCCCTTCAATTTTTTCAACCGTTTTGATTTCAAACTCATTTAAGGGAGTACTTGTCCTATCGAAATTAAAACCAGTTAATGAGGCATTAAAGAATAAAAATCGATATTTAATATCGTTTATTTTTAAAAAATTTTGCAAGTTAGTAATGTCAAAATGATACCTTATTGCTCTTTCGGTTGGAGAATTGGTTGGTTGAGATTTTAATAGAAATTCTTTGAATTCTTTATATTCTTTTTTCTTTTCACGATAAATTGTACCAAGTTGATTTTCAATATTAATAAAACCAATATTGTCTATTCCTTGACTATATATTTCACAATCATTTCGTAGTTTCCAAGTACTAGCATCAAACGATGTTGTAAATATTTTAACCTCTTCGAATTCAGTAATATCATAAGATGTTGTTTCTCTAAACATACTTGACCATTGACAAATAACAAATATATTTTTTGGTTGAACTCCTTTATCCAATAATTTTTGAACAAACATCATTGCCGAATATAACTGATACTGACTACCTAAAGAACTACCTTGTAAGTTATATACTTTTATATCACCAAAGTAACCAATGTTTATTAAGTCCCGAAAAGCTCTTGCTTGTTGACCATATGAACATCCAGTAAATACTAAGTGTTTCATCTATCTCTTTTTTGTAGTGTTGGGTTAGTTGTTGGCCATTCCATTTGATATTCTGGGTCGTTCCATTTAACAACACCTTGTTCGTTTGCATCAACGTAACCATCTTTATAAAATAAATTATAATGAAACATACAATCAGTTAATGCATAATGGCCGTTAGCAAAACCTGGAGGTATTAAAACTTGATTTCTATCTTTTTCAGTTATCATAAATGATTCCCAGTCACCAAAAGTATCTGAATTTGGTCTCATATCTAAAACCACTAGATAGATATCACCTACCGCCGCCTGAACTAATTTCCAGGTTTTATTGTCATAATGTAGTCCCCTTAATACACCTTTATATGATTTAGAAAAACGACCATGAATACTAATCTCATTTTTTTCATAATGAATATGTCTCATTACTGGATGTTCTTCACTATGAAATGTTGTAAAAATTTCACCCCTATATTCTCTGTATATTGAGGGTGTAAAAGTAGGTACCTGATACCCGAATTTTTTTGATGGTGTTTCTATGAACTCATCCCATTTATTACTCATACTATGTGTTGTTTGCGTATCCTAAAGGAAAACCATTTCTAAATTCAGATGTCATTCTTGGTATGAGGACTTGATATGTTTTCATCAATTCAACAATACCGTCATCTAAACCATAATTAGGTTTCCATCCAATAGATTCTATTTTATTGTTTGATACAATATAATCTCGTTTATCCGGATCTTCGTAAAAATCAGAATATGATATGGCAAAGTCAGGAATGTATTGTTTTATCTTGGTTAAAAGTTCTTCCTTATTTAAATTGGCATCACTTAAACCAACATTATACACATTATTTTTCATTGTGTCATAGTTCTCAATGGCGAATGTAAAAACGTTTGCAACGTCTTGTATGTGTATGAAATTACGTTTAAAATGTTTTTCAAAAACGACAATATACTTGTCTGTCATCGCTTTATAAACAAACTCATTAACTAATAAATCGGTTCTCATTCTTGGGGAACTACCAAATACTGTCGCCAATCTAAAACAAACTGCGGATGTACTAAACATCAATAAATTTTCAGCAGCACATTTACTTTCACCATAAACAGATATCGGTTTTAATGGGGATTCTTCAGTACATTCAGTTTGATTCTCACCAATACCATATCCACTATTTGTGTTCGGATAGAGGATTAGTTGATTTTTAGACAGATGAGGTACTATATTTTTTACTTGTTCAAAATTAACATCCCAAGATAGTTTAGGATCGGCTTTACATGCTGGAAATCCAACAATGGCGGCTAAAGGAATAATCACATCGTGTGTTTTAACCAGCTTTTCTAATAAACTTTCATTACGCACGTCACCATAAATAAAATTATATTTTGGGTTATAAGTGAATTGTAGCGGGGATATTTGTTTGAACATTAGGTTATCTAGTACGGTAACTTGATGACCTAAATCTAGCATGTTTTTAGTGATGACGGAACCAAGATAACCAGCACCACCTGTTATAAGAATTTTCATAGGGAAATGTACTAAAAAAAAATAAAAAAGTGAATATACGATTAGTTAATATTTGCAAAATAATCGTGCAGATTTTTAATTTCAGCACATTTCTCATAGTCCTCATTATCTTCGTAATATGGTAATATTTGCTTAATTAAAATTTCGTAATCCAACTTCTTAAAACTAAATTCGGTATCCCATGACAACACACCCATATCCGTTGACACCAATAAGGTTAAAACACGTTTTCTGGAATTGTTTTTAAATTCGGTGTAAATGTCTAAAACACCGCGATAAATTCCGTCTCGATTTGTGTTATACAAATCCTTAAAATCGTTGTACATTCTTTTTTCAATCTCAACAACGATGAATGGTTCTTTTTTTCTAGTCATTTTTAAAAGGTTTTGAGTGTGATGGGTATATTGAGTTCCAGATCATTTCGTTTAATTGATTTGAGTATGAATCTAATCTTTTAAAAAGAAATGACCTATTGGGGTTGTCTTTTATTTTTTCAGCAAATTCTTTTTTATCTATCAACTCTTTAAATTGATTTTCCACATCGGTTTTAATGGTGTCAAATTGATTTTGTAAATCTAGAATTGTGGTTTTAACCCAATTGTTAAATTCATCTGGGACTTTTTCAAGTAGTTCATCAAACGGTCTGTTATCTTTCAAATATTCCCAAATATCTCTATTTGATATGTTGGTTAAAATCCTATGAAGTCGTACATATTCGTCGCCTTTGATTTTCATTCGAAAACCATTTTTAAAACGAATTACATATCCTTCTCTATCTTTCGATATTTCTTCTTTTAACAAGTCATACGATTCCCCCCATGTTTTGTATGTCATAACAACTTCAAATCCAGAATCTTGCGTCCAAAACAAACTACTATCGGGTATTTCTTCACCTGTTTCTGTATGGATACCACCGAGAACAACTAATTTTTCTTCACCTTTATAATCAACAACAATTCTATTTTCGGGATAGATAATTTCAAACAAATATGTATTGTCTTTTCTCCATGCGCTGATGTCATGCCTATCAAGAATTTCTTTTCCTTTAATTGCTTGTGGTGAGGTAAATGATCCGCGAGTTGCTAATATCCACTCACCCTTTCTTTTTGGTGTTGGTTCGTAATATGGGTTATCGAAATCAGGTAAGTCATTCGGGTTAAAGAATTTTTCCATACCCGTTTCATAATTGTTATTAAACCAAATATTGTATCTTCTTTCATCCGTTAATTCTTCTTCATAATAAAAAAGAATACCTAAAGATCCATCCATCTTTTCATAAACAACATAATCTTCATTTGGTATGTCTTCAGGTTTATGTTCTTCGTAATTAAAAAATTTCTTAAATGGTCTAGCGATTATCTCACCTTTTGAGTTGGTGACTAACCCGCGACATTGTATTGTAATATCATCCCATAACCTATCATATTGAACCTTTGGAGTATAATTCCAAATGAACAAATCATATTTTGGGTGTTTTTGCTTTGAAAGCAAACCATTTTGAAAGTATGTCTCTAATTTTTCTAACACTAAGTTTTTTTGTTTTGGGGTTAACTGCTTTTGTAAACGATACAACAAACTTACTCATGTCATAATTGAATATCAAATCTACTTATCATTGATTGTAGTTTATTTTCTGGAACATTGTGAATATTAGAACTACCATGCCTATTTTCCACAATTAATGTGTGAACACGATAACGATATCTCTCAGCCATCTCAAAATACATCTTCATTTCCCATTCTTCTGTGAAAGTATTTGCAACAACAATTTTAGAAAATTCCATCCTCATTCTTTCAGCACATTTTAACTGGCAATCATTATGTGCTTCTTTTAATTTTGTTGCGTCAAAATTATAGTTACCCTTATCATCGATAAAGAAATTATCGGCAGATAACACATCCTGAATATTGGATTGATTGGTATGTAGTATTACATCCCCTAATGTCGATTTACCGCTACCAGGAATGCCTCTAAGTAGGATTAAATCACCAATATATTTTTCTTCCATATCCATTATTCTAAATTTTACACTAAAATAAATATTTTGTTCAAAAAAAACAAAATATTATCCATATAAATATAAAATGGGGGCAAAAAACCCCCATATTATGAAATATTAATATTTTAACACTATTGAATGTTTTTAAACATTTGGGGTACAGTACCATAAACTGGTAACTTACCATCCCATTTGTTGATGTATTCCAATTGTAATAATAACGGCGTCAAGGTTACTTGCTTCATTCTATTTGATTCAGCTTCTGCTTTTGCTGACGTTAACATAGCTTGGGCATTACCCTCAGCAGTTGCCACTTTAATCTTAGCTTGTGCTTCCGCTGTTTTAACTTCATTCTCGGCTCTTAACGCCGCTTGAACCGCATTGTTCTTAGCTTCGATTGAACGCTTGAATGTTTCAGGGTAAATTAAATTTGACGTGAACTGATTAATTGTAAATCCCTCTTTTAATAATTGCCCATCCAATAATCTACGAACTTCGATTTCAAATATTGCTCTATTAGAGATTAACTCATCCGCTGTGTATTTGTTAGTGGCTAATCTGAACGCATCATAGACCGCTGTCTTTAAAAATCCCTCTTCAATGTCTTCTAGGGGTCTACGATATTTGGCGAAAATCGCCGGTACTTTATCTCTTTGTACTGAATAGTTCATAATGGGCGACACATTAAATTCCGAACCATCCTTACTATTTACAATGAATGAATTCTCACCTTTATATTCTTTGTGTTGAATGAAAGTAGGAAACTCATAGATACGAGTGGTAATTGGATTATAGAATACCATACCTGTAACTGCGGTTACGTCATCCACACCTTTATTATCCCCATACTGATTAACTTTAACACCAACATGTCCAGCATCAATTCTCTCACATGAATTAAATAATACTACCAATAGGATAAATCCTAACACACCTGCACTAATTGCTTTTATCATTTTTTTAATTTTTAATTGTTTTTGTAATCTTAATTCTTCTCTTTCTTTTTCTTGACGAGCATAACGGTCCTCAAAACTTTCATTATAAATTGCCATATTATTTGTTTTTTATTTTTTTTCTTGTTTTTACAAATTTCTCTTCTGTTTTAACATCTGAAAATTGCTTTGGGTTTCGTTTCTTTTTAATCACCTCTTCTTTTGGTATGTAATCTAGTTCAGTTTCTCCTGGTTCTAAATGCTCTGAATTAAAAAGGTTTTCAACTTTTAGTAGGTGAAAAAGTAAGACAAATACAAATACTGCAATTAAAAATGATAATACATTAAAAAATGTATTTGCGGCGGTTAGTCCTGGGTAGATGATATATTCGAATATTGCAACAACCCCTATACCGCTAACAATAGGGATAACAATTTTCTTGTCGAATACTTTCTTTAATAGTTCTTTCATATGACTAATATAATAAAAGAAAGTTGTAAAAAAAAATAAGGGCTACTAGAGCCCTTAAATTTATTTAACAGTTGTTACAGAATCTTTTCCAATTTCTGCTGTTGTTGAATCTGTTGCAGATACTGCTGTAGAATCTAGATTAACCGACGTAGAGTCGGTTGTTTCAGTTGTGGTTGACCCTGAACCACATGCCGTTAATGCTAACATAGCACCAATAGCTAAAATCATTGTATATTTTTTCATAACAGTAAATATATGTAATTAATATCATAAAACAAAATAGAAATAAAAAACCCCAACTGGATGTCGGGGTTTAAGGTCGTTGCGTGGGTTCAACCCCACTATTAAAAAAACGAAAAGGTAATCGACAAAGAGTACCTCGAGAATATAAATATATAAAAAAACAGAAAAAGTCCACTTTTTTTTATTAATTTCAAGAAAAAAGTTTATTTTTGTGTTCTAAAAATAATAAAAATGGAAAATCTGGTAAATATCGAGCGTCTAAGTGATTTATTATCAATACCTTCGGTAACATATGACGAATGGGACATGGTTGAGTACCTATCAGAGTATTTTGATAAAAAGGGTTATGAGTATGGTGTGGATTCATATGGTAACATTTTTGTTACCAAGGGGACCGATGTAATAAAACCGTTGATTTGTGCTCACATAGACACCGTCCATAAAAAAACAAAAATCAACATAAAAGAAGAATGGTTACCTAGATTAAGTTGTTATGGTCAAGTATACCCATACGATGAAAACGTTTTATGTTTAAAGGGTTATGATGATAATGGTGAAGAAACTGGTTGTGGTGGTGATGATAAGTGTGGTGTATATGTTTGTTTAGAAATATTGGATCGTGTTGATAATATCAAACTAGCGTTCTTTGTTTCAGAAGAAACAGGTTGTATTGGTTCTAGTAATTGTGAACCAGAGTTTTTTGAAAATACAAAGTTCGTATTATCCTACGATGCTCCCGGAAATCAATTGGTTACCGAAATTTGTAACGGTGTTAGAATATTTGATAGGGAAAGTGATTTCTTTAAAGTTGTTTCAAAAACATTTGAGGAGATTGATTATAAACCATTATATGGTAGTCATCCCTACACAGACATTTATATGATGAAAAAACGATTTGATATTGATGGGGTAAATTTATCTTGTGGATATTATAATATGCACAGAAAATCAGAATATGTCTGTGTCGACGACGTTGCTAAAGCCATCGACACAGGGCTTAAATTACTCACTAACCTTTCCAACAACTAATTTAAGAATTAGTTTATCTTCTTTGAATATTATTTTGTAATTTTTATTCTCTTTAATGGTGCCTTTTAATATTTCATCACTAAGGAAATCTTCACATAGTGATTGAATTATTCTTTTGATTGGTCTAGCACCATATTCTTGTTGTTTATTTCTGTTGAAAATTTCATCAATAACAGTTGAATCAAATTTAATTGAATAACTTTTCTCAATTAATCTTTTTGTCAACTTTTCCATTTCTAATGTAATAATTGATTTAAGTGCTGTTTCATCTAACGGATTAAATAAAACAATATCATCAATTCTATTTAGGAATTCTGGGTTAAATTGTTGTTTCAATGATTTTTGAATCATAGTTCTTTTAACCTCATATGATTGTTGTTCGCTAGATGCTGTAGAGAATCCAATTCCTGCACCAAATTCGGAAACTCTTTTAGCCCCAATATTTGAGGTCATAATAATCAACGTGTTGGTAAAATTTATTTTTCTACCAAAAGAATCTGTAACGTGTCCTTCATCCAATATTTGAAGTAAAATGTTAAACACATCTTTGTGTGCTTTTTCAATTTCATCAAATAGAATCACCGAGAATGGATTGTTTTTAACCTTTTCAGTTAATTGCCCACCCTCATCATAACCAACATATCCTGGAGGCGCACCAACTAATCTTGATACTGTGTGTTTTTCCATAAACTCACTCATATCAATTCTAATAACATTGTCCGCTGAACCAAATATTAATTCAGCCAAAGTTTTGGCTAGATATGTTTTACCCACACCAGTTGATCCCATAAAAATGAATGAACCAATAGGTTTTTGTGTTTCTTTAATCCCAACACGATTTCTTCTAATGGCTTTGGATATACTAGCTAGAGCTTCTGATTGACCAATAACTTTTTCACCTAATCTTTTTTCAAGGTTAATTAAATTTTCAGTTTCTTTGCGGTCTAATCTAGTAATTGGAACACCGGCCATTGATGTGATCATTTCATAAACATCATCAATACTAATCGGTATTTTATTATTTTTTTCGTTGTCTGCCCATATTGCTTTTTCGCTATTTAAACGATTAATAACTTTTCTTTCTTCATCTCTTAGTTTTGCGGCTTGCTCATAATTTTGAGTACGAACAACTTCGAGTTTTTTTTCTTTAATAACTTCGGCATCCTTTTTTAATTTCTCAATAATTTCTGGAACCTCAATTACTACTCTTTTTTCCGAACCTAATTCATCTAGAACGTCAATTGCTTTGTCTGGGAATTGTCTATCTGTCATATAACGACCAGCAAGTTTGACCGCAATTTCAATCACACCTTCACCATAAGAAACTCTGTGATAGTCCTCATATGATTGCTTTAGATTTTTTAAAATCTCTATTGTTTCCGTTTCTGTTGGTTCTTTTAATATGATTTTCTGGAATCTTCTAACCAAAGCACCATCCTTTTCAATGTGTTTTTTAAACTCATCAAAAGTTGTGGCACCAATACATTGAATTTCACCTCTAGCTAATGCTGGCTTTAAGATATTTGCAGCATCCATTGCTCCAGAAGCGTTACCAGCACCAACCATTGTATGTAATTCATCTATGAAAAGAATTACGTTGGGGTTTTCGGCTAATTCGTGTATAATAGCTTTAATCCTTTCTTCAAATTGACCTCGATATTTTGTACCAGCAACTAATGAAGTTAAATCTAAGGAAACCAGTCGTTTATCCAATAAATTGGTTGGACAATTACCTTTAACAATCATTAACGCTAATTTCTCAACAAGTGCAGATTTTCCAACACCCGCATCACCAACAATGACCGCGTTGTTTTTTTTCTTTCTCGAAAGAATTTGTGCAATTCTTTTTACTTCCTTGTCTCTACCAACGACCGGATCTATTTTATTATCCTCGGCTAGTTTGTTTAGATCCCTTGAAAAATTATCAAGAATTGGCGTTGTGGAGGAACTTTTTCTGTTCCTAGGGTTGGTTTTTGGACCGTCTTCAAAAAAATCTACTGACATATGCTAATTGTTCTTTTAACAAACATAACATATTTCATCGTAAAAAAAAAATAAACGTCAAAATGTCTAAAAAAATGTCTAACCAAGAAGGGACTATTTTCCTAGATTAGGATTTTGTTTTATGGATTTTTATATTTAAATTATAGGAAAAAACATTATGGCTATAATTTCAGAAAGAATTGAAGGTAAAATCATCACTGTTGACATTAATTCAACAAATATAAAATCCGCAAGTTATGATACCGAAAGTCAGGTATTAATAGTTAATTTTAATAATGGAGGTATTTATGAATACCAAAGCGTTCCTTGGGAATTGTTTGCGAAATTTCGTATGTCAGATTCTCAGGGGAAGTATCTTAACCAGCATGTTAAGGGGAAATATTCACATACTAAAATTAAATGAGAAAGAAAACATTAATTGAAGAACTGATTGAGGTTTCAGACCCAGAACTTGATGATAAGATTGTAAAATCGTTTCATAAGAAAACTGAACTATCTTCAGATATTTTTGAGAAAAATGATTATGGTTATACCATGAATAAAGGTGTTAGAGAAAAACTAATGTTAATTTCTGATGCCTTTTTAGATTTTGTGAAGATTAATTTTTTTGTTCATGACGTTGTTTTGACCGGCTCGTTGGCAAATTATAACTGGTCAGAGTTTTCTGACATTGATTTACACATTGTAGTTGATTTCGATGAATTGGGTAAAGATGCTGAAAAAACATCTGATTCATTAAAAGATATTGTAAAAGAATTTTTTGACGCTAAAGAAAGGGTTTGGAACAACAGACACGATATTAAAATTAAAGGTTACGATGTTGAAATCTATGTTCAAGAAATTAATCAGGAGCACGTATCCTCTGGGGTATATTCTATATTAAATAATAAATGGATTGTCGAACCAGAATATGGGAAAGAATCTATTGATGAAGATAAAATACTAAAAAAAGCAGAATATTTTGTAAGTACCATCGATAAACTAGTCGAAAATGCAAATAATGGCGAAGACGTTGAAAGCCAAGTTGAGAAGTTAAGATTAAAATTGAAACGTTTTAGACAAAGTGGCTTAGATGATGGTGGTGAGTACTCATACGAGAACCTTACTTTCAAATTATTAAGAAGAAATGGGTACATTGAAAAACTATTGGGACTTAAAAAGAAACTTATAGATAAGAAATTATCTGTGGAGTATTAATAACCTCAATTTTTTTCCATTTCTTTTGTATTTATAGGATAAGAATAAGATTATATATAATTTATAAAAAATGGGAGATATAAAACCTCTAGGTAGCGAAAAGTTGCAAGGTTCTGACAAAATGAAAAGAATTCTTGAACTTACATATTACCACGAAAACAAGAATAACCCCAAGTCAACCACTAAATCGGAACTTGTTAAGGAAAGCACTAATGGTGTTTACGGTATCATCAAAGAAAGAGATGGTTACTACGTAAAGAAAGGTCTAACTGAATCTACCCTTGATTATATTGGTGGTATGTTCATGAAGAATAAAAATAGATTTAATTCATATGCTGAAGCATTGAAAAGATTGGAATTATTAAGTTCACAAGAGATTCAAGAAGAAGCAACAAAATATGTATTAAAACAAAATACACAAAAAACTGAGGCACCTAAACCAGCTCCAACATTCCCAGAACCAGCATCATCTGCACCGGCTCCAGCACCTGCTCCTGCACCATCTGCTGCGCCAGAAGATATGGGTGGGGCGCCAGAGGACATGGGTGGAATGCCAGAAGATATGGACGCAGCGCCAGAAGATATGGGTGGTGAAGAACCAACAGATACACCAGAAGGTGGTGACGGCGGTCCTGAACACATGAAAGAAGTACAGAGATTAAGTGGTAAACTTGGACAAGCAATTAGAGAAATCGAAGATGAAATGGAGAGTGATGACGTAAAATACGTTATTAATATGATTTTGTCTGCTGTTGATATTGAAAAATTATCTGAAGAAGATAAAGAAGCAATAATTGATAGATTTGAGCCAGAAGAAAGTTTTGATGATGCTTATACCCCAGAAGAACCAGAAAGTGGGGAAGATGCTGGTGCGGAACCAAGCGCTGAAGATGAACCAACTGATGAATTAGCTGAAACAATGAAAAAATTGGAAGAGTTAATTAACACTAAGATTGGTGGTAAAAAAACACCAGAAAAAGCTATAGAAAGTGAAATTGATGAGATGTTTTTCTTTGACGACGAAGAATCATCAAATGAAATGCCAGGTGAAGAATCTTCAAGATCTGGTTTCCACGCGTCAAAACAAGTTGAAAGACCATCTAGATTAGCTAAAAGCATGAAAACTGGTATTGGTTGGTTAGATGACAAAGCAAAACATTATAAAGAAGATGATTTCAATTCGGATGATTATGATGAAGAAGATTTTGATGATTATGAAAGTTTTTCAGCAAAGCATGGCGACACATCATTAGATATACGTGATAAAAAATATTTTAATCACTATAAACCAATGAAAATTAAAACATTGAGAAAATATGATCAAACAGATATTACACCAGAATTAGGTGACATAAATGAAGCGATCAACACGACATTAAGCAAATACTTTGAATAAACGATGTATCTACTCTATATTAATGAACTAGGTCAAGATTACAAAGGGCAAAGACAATATGAATTTATCTTTGGCGAAGACCCAAGTGTGTTAGTTGAAGAGTGGTTCATAATTCCATCAGCAGGTAGAGCAATACCTCCAGAAGTAGAATCAATCGATTTGGTTGGTTTATTAAAAAATTCAGATTTAAAACTAGATTTAGTTCAAAATTCTGATTACTTTGGAGTGATTGACGCGGTTGATGGAATTATTGCTTTAGGATGGGAATCATTTGATTTTGAATCGGAAGAAAGACCTGTTAGGGTTTCTTTTCATTTTGGTGAACAAATTGATTCTGTAACTAATAAGCTAGCGTCAAAGGGTTTAAGGTTGATAAACGAAGAAATAAAATACAAATTAAAGTAAAATGAATAGAAAAGATTTAGTTGAAAAACTTATTAACGAAGGATTTAGTGAGAAAACATTAGTTAGTTTTAGTGACAAGAAACTTAAAATGTTATCAGAAAAATTAACAGTTAGCGCTGAAAAATTAAAAGACCCAAAAATTAAATCTGTTATTGATGCTAATCCAGCTATGGATATTGAAGTTAACGAAACTGCTCCATGGTCATATTATTTTGCAGCTGTTAAAAGATTACAAAAAGAATTAGGTAAAGAGCCAACTAAAAGCCAGATTGATGCTGAAATGAAAAAATTAGCAAAACCAGTGGCAAAAAAAGACGATAAAAAATCTGAAATGAATGAGTGGGTTAATTCTTTAGTTGAAAATGGATATCATCCTTTAACAACTAAAGGTGATATGATAGAAACAATAACTAAAAAAATTAACGAATCAGGTAATGCACCTGCAACAAAGCCAGCGCCAAGAGAAGCACCGGTAAAGGACCCTGGAACAAAAGAACCACCTAAAAGAAGAGATGATCCTAGAAGAACACCTTTTAGAAATCCAAATGAAAATCCTAAGGTGAATCCAAATCCAAAAGCAGAAACTGGTAAAGTTGTTCCAATGCCTAACAAAGCAAAAAAGGGACACAATGGAATACCAGAATTTATGACTTATGACGCAATAACTGGAAACAAATTTAAAATGGCTGCGGAGTAATTAAACATATGAAACTAACTAAAAAATCATTACTATTGGCATTAAAAGAAAATCTTACTGAAATGCCAATGACATTTGACACAGACGATAGACCGGCCGACGACGTTACTCGTGACCTAGCTAATCGTGAAACAAATCTTAAGAAAGTCCCTTTACCTAAAGATGTTGAAGCACCAAACTCGAATTTTGAGGAGATGTTAGCATCTGCTAGATATAAACAAATAGTCGCAAATCTTAGTAGATATGCGGGGATTAATGCTGGAACGGGTGAACGTAATCTTCATCGAATTATGGGTTTGATGACACAAACTCAAGCGCAAATAGCACAAATTGAGAGTACACATAAACCAGAATTAGAAAGATTGGCGGTAGAACTAGCAATGGGTCAATTAGGCGTTATTGAAGGTGATATTGAATATGACGCTAAAATAACATCTGGAATGAGTGGTGTTGACCCTGAGGGTTTTAAAAAGACACCAAGCAATGAACCAAACATTGAAGAAGTTGAAATTGAAACTGAATTATTTGATGAATTATCACATTTAAATTTAGAAAGAGCGAAAAGAAGATTAATCAACGCAATGATGCAAGGTGCTTCTGAAAGAGGTCATTACATGTATCATTTGGTTGAGGAAAGAATTAGAGAAATAACTGGATCAGACCGTTTATTATCGTTATACGGGATTGTTATGTCAACTGCTGACACAATGTATTGGCAGATGTCAAATAATACCTTACAAATGCTTACAGGCGGTAGTGATGGTGAACCACAAGCGGGTGGTAAAGAATCTGTTGATTTAAATTCAAACCCACCAAAGGTTACCGCTAGAGCAATAAATTTTCCAATATTAGTTCACGAATTGGTGAAAGGTACAATGGAAGTTGTTGCAGGTCTTTATGGTCAACCTGAAGATGCAGATGCTGCTGAAAAGGTACGTGATTTAGAAGACACTGTGGATAAAGAAATTTGGGATTTAAGATTAGGACCAGCAATATGGGACATTATGCGTTCGCAATTCCCTGAAGATGTTTTAACAGATGAAGATAAAGTTGGGTTACAATTAGTTTTATTTCAACATATTGTTAAAAAACCAGCTAGAGAATTTTTAATTTTTATGAAAGAGGTTATTTCTGGAAGTGAAAATGGTAAAAGGTTAATGAGTCAATTAATGGATGGTATTAATCAAATGGTTAATGACTACGATTACGAAGAAGCTATGTCCGCTTTTGACGAGGATTTAAGTGACACATCTGAAGGTATAGATGATGACGATTTAGATGACTGGTTAGGGTCCATAGGGATCACTAGAAGTGATGACTAAAAATAATAAAAAGGTGGTTATCCACCTTTTTTTGTATTTATACATATGAATAATAAATTAGAACAATTAAAAGAATATGCTAAAATTATTAAAGATGCTCCGTATGCTTTAAAAACATACTTAACAACTTATGATAATACGCAAAAGAAATATGTTCCTCTAGAATTATTTCCTGACCAAATTCAATTAATACAGGATTACGAAACATACAACGAAAACATTACAAGAAAGTATAGACAGGCGGGTGTTACAACAGTAACCGCTGCGTGGATTTCAAAAAAATTACAGACAGCAAAAGAAAGTGAACCTGAAAGAGTTCTTCTTATTGCGAACAAAAGAGACACCGCGGTAGAAATGGCTAATAAAGTTAGACACTTTATTGAGCAATGGCCGGATTGGATAAATGTGGGATTTTCACCCGATAAGAACTCAGAAAGTAGATTTAGATTAAACAATGGTTGTGAGGTTAAGGCGGTAGCTACATCTGCGGATGCGTTACGTGGATATACCCCAACCATACTTGTATTTGATGAGGCAGCATATATTGAAGCAGGTGACGATTTTTGGGCGGCATCTATGGCGTCCCTATCAACAGGTGGTAAGATTATTCTTATCTCCACACCAAATGGTTATGACCCCATCTATTATGGTGTTTATGACCAAGCATTACGTGGAATTAATGATTTCCATATAACGGATTTAAGATGGTTTAAAGACCCGCGTTACACTAGAGACCTATGTTGGGTAAAATGTCCTGATATATGCCATTACATGTTAAATAGGGAGCAATATAACGACGATGAAGTTGTTTTACATGACTTTGATATTGAAAAATATCAAGAACTCGTTGAACAAGGATATAAACCATTTTCATCTTGGTTTGAATCTATGTCTAAGAAATTTAAATATGATAGACGTAAGATTGCGCAGGAATTAGAATGTGACTTCTTAGGTTCAGGAGATGGTGTTATTTCGGGAGATGTTCAAGAGAATATTGCAAAAAATATGATTAAAGTACCTAAAGAAAAATACATGCAAGGTACTTTTTGGATATGGAATGAACCAGTACAAGGTCATAGATATATTATGGGCGTGGACGTTAGTAGAGGTGATAGTGATGACTATTCAGCTATTAGCATTATTGACTTTGATGAAAGGGAACAAGTTGCTGAATATGTTGGTAAAATGCCACCAGATGATTTAGCGGCAGTTGCATATAAATGGGGTATATTATACGAAGCGTTTATAGTTGTCGATATTACTGGTGGTATGGGCGTGGCTACATCAAGAAAATTACAGGAATTAAATTATAAGAGTTTATTCATTGACGGAGTTAACACAATGAATCCATGGGAATATAATAAAAAAGCCATGGAAAAAATACCGGGAATAAACTTCAATAATAAAAGAACCCAGATTGTAGCCGCATTTGAGGAGCAATTAAGGAAAGGTTTTGCTATCAGGTCAAATAGATTATTAAACGAATTAAACACCTTTGTGTATATTAATGGTAGACCAGACCACATGAAGGGCGCTCACGATGATGCTATTATGAGCATGAGTATCGCATTATATGCTGGGGATATATGTTTCACACAACTTAAACGAAATGAACAGCAATCAAAAGCTATGGTTGATTCTTGGATGATTGCGGAAAGAACATATGAAACTGGTAAGAATTTTTATTCATATGGAACATCCCTAGATGCAATCGGTTCAATGCAAATGGATGGTTCACAATATAATAATACACAATCACAACCTGCAAAACAACAATACCAAGAATATGGCTGGTTATTTGGGGCTAATAAAAAGCATTTATAATCTGTCGGTTTTTGTGTACATTAAGAAAGAAAAAGTATTTATATAGATATGGCAGACCAAAATTTAACAATATTTCAAAGATTAACCAAAATCTTTGGCTATCAGGGACAAACACCACAACCGCCATCGTTTAATTTTTCTAAGGAAGAACTCCTTACGACTAGTGACCCGATGGAATATGAGCGTGAAAGATTGAAACTACAACAAAGCCAATATCTTTTTGATAAATGGGCTAAGGTTGATAATTCAATGTACAATCAATCGGTTTATTATGAGCCAAATAGAATAGCTGCATATTATGATTTCGAATCAATGGAGTTTACACCAGAGGTATCAGCAGCATTAGACATTTATGCTGAGGAATCAACTACAATGTCTGAAAAAGGATTTATTTTAAACGTTTATTCAGAATCAAAAAGAGTTAAGAACATTTTAATTGATTTGTTTGAAAACAAATTAGATATCAACACAAATTTACAAATGTGGGCTAGAGGTATGTGTAAGTACGGTGATGATTTTGTTTATTTAAAAGTTGATCCAGAAAAAGGAATTATCGGTTGTCAACAATTGCCAAATATTGAAATAGAAAGAGTTGAAGGTTCTTTAGGTTTAACACCATCACAAAGAGATAGCAAATTACCGACTAAAGAATTAATGTTTAGATGGAAAAATCGTGACATGGAATTCCAAGCATGGGAAATTGCTCACTTTAGAATTTTAGGTGATGATAGAAAACTACCTTATGGGACATCTATGTTGGATAAGATTAGAAGAATCTGGAAACAATTATTACTTGCTGAAGATGCTATGTTAATTTATAGAACATCTAGAGCCCCTGAAAGAAGGGTATTCAAAGTGTTCGTTGGTAATATGGATGACAAAGATATTGAACCATACGTACAACGTGTTGCGAATAAATTCAAGAGAGACCAATCAGTAGATGCTAGAAACGGTCAAGTGGATATGAGATATAATCAAATGGCTGTTGACCAAG